CCATCTTGGGAAAGTAATAAATATATTGGAAGTCCATTTAATTTTTATACATATAGTAGTATTGAAAGAAGTGTTAGTTTTAAATTTGTAGTTTATTCTTTATCTTTGGAAGAACATAAAGCAGCTTGGGATAGAATTAGATTTTTAACATCATTAGTATATTCTCAAGGATTTGGAAGTAATTCTAGATATGTAGTACCACCATTTATAAGATTTTCATTAGGTGATTTGTATAATAAAAAATTTGGATTTATTGAAAGCTTATCATATACAATTGATGATAATACTCCTTGGGAAATTGGATTAAATGGTACGGATTCGGATAAATATAAATTACCAACAATGATAAATGTTGATATAACAATTAAATTTGTTGAATCGGCATCAACAATTGGTACATTTGTTCCAAATGCAGGATTTGTTAATGTAAATTTATATGGATTTGGAAGCCCTTCAATTGATAGAGCAAATAACATCGATGGTAGTGGAGTAGTAATTCCAGCTGAATTACCAAAACAAAACCCATCTGAGCAAAATAAAGGTGGAGCGGGAAGTAATATATTACCAAAACCTAATATTTCTCCAAATTTATTTACAAATTCTCCTGCGGAATCTCTTGGATATCTTAGAGGTAGTTTAAATAATACAACACCTGCAAAAACTGAATTAAAAAAACCATCAAAACATAAAAAAGGATAAAAAATAAATTATGTCAAGTAGATACGAAAATACTGGAACTAAAAAAACAATAGATGGTAGAGAAGTTTATTCACCAAGTTTTTATCCGAATATACCGTTATCGGATAATGATATATATGTTGCTACTGAAACAGGAGATAGAATGGATACTTTAGCAAATACATATTATGGAGATTCTACTCTTTGGTGGATTATAGCATCTGCAAATAATATTCATAATGCAGTATTTTCTTTTGAAGATGGTACTATATTAAGAATACCTCAAAACTATTTAGAAATAATAAATAATTTTACAAAATAATGTATCCTCAGTTATCAAACATAGAAGATAAAATTTACGGAAGTATAGTAAATAAAGTAGGACTGGGTGCAACAGGCAGAAACTGTTTCATTAAAGTTTACTCTGGTGCTAATAGTGGATTAATACTTCGTTCAAATGAAGATTGGCAAATATTCAGAGCAGCTGGTCAAACTGGTCCTTCTATATATGGTGATTCTGTATCAAGTGGTGATATTGGATTGGATTTTGAATATAGAAGTGTTAGAGCAAATCAAAGTACCGATAGAACATTGATGCCAAAACCAATAGTATCTTCATTAAGTATTAAAGAAGGGCATGACCAAATATCAAGAGAATGTACATTAGGTATTAAATGTTTTTCATTAGGGCAATTAGAAAAGATTCAGGAATATTTTATGGAACCTGGATATTCTTTATGCATTGAATATGGTTGGAACACTACTGATATTGCAGCAGGACTAGTACCAATTACAGGTACACAAGCAATCGTAAGCCAAATAACACGTAATAATTTAGATTTAGATAAATTGCATAATGTTAGATTGACAACTTCTGGTTCGTATGATTCTTTTTTTGGATTTATAGTTGGTGGAAATGTAAAAAGTGATGGGGATGTATTTAATTTACAAATTGATTTAAAGGGAGCACCTGCATTGCCAACATTTTTACAAGCACAAAATTTACCCATTGAATTAAATAAAGATAAAAATGGTAAAGTTATTAGTGTAGCTGCAAAAAATCAAGAAACACCATATGGGATTGAAGAAACATATGATACAAGTAAAAATACAGATACTGACTTTGTAGCAAGAAGAAGATTTAAAGCAATGTTTAATTTATTACCTACGTTTAGACAAGTAAGTACTGTTAAAAATTTAGAAACATCGCCATTGGTACATATTTCCAGTTTTATTAATTTTGATAATGTAGTTACAAAAGCTATAACTGATTATGCACAACCTTCTTTATGGGACCAATTGACAAGTTTAGGAAGTGCTGGAAAAGTAAAAGCAGGTGATGTTGCAATTGAAAAATCAAAATTATTTTCAAAAAACAAATATATAAAATTCGATTTAGCTGTTGCTATATTAAATTCAAATGGAGTTTTGGAATCATATAAAATGGGAGACCAGCAAGTACAAATTGGGATTGATATATCCGATAGTGTAATTGGAGCATTTCCGCTTATATTTTCTACAAAGGCTGATAAGTTAGTAATTCCTGGTAATATTCCTGATTTTTCACAATATTTTTTAAATACCGAAAAGGTAGACCAAGATAGCTTATTAAATAATTCAAATGTATTAAACGCATCTATATGGGATGATGTTAATAAAACATTAATTTCATTTTGCGAACCAGCGGATACTCCAGCGGGATTTCCATTTTCAGAAAAGGCAAATTATTGGGGATATTTAAAAAATCTATATGTTAATTTTGATATGTTCAAAAGTAAACTTGAACAAAAAAATAAAAACATTAGAGAAATATTTTTTGATATATTGAATGAAATGTCATCAGCTGTAAATTCATATTGGAAATTTCAATTAGTTGAAAAAATGGTTGATACAAATGAATTAGACCCAACTGATAAAACTAAACAAAAAAAATTAAAAAAAGTACTTATTACCGTTATTGATGAAAATTGGGTAGGAAAAAATCCATCCGATAAACCACCACATTTATTTTATCATAATGGGGCTAGTAGTGTTTTTTTAGAATCTAATTTTGATTTTTCTATACCAGGTGAAATGACGGGTGCAATTGTTAGTAGAAGATTGGGATATGCGGTAAATCCAGATACACAAATTGTTGATACAGGTACTTTATTTAATTCAAAAAATGATTTATTTATGCAGCCGGTAGTAGCTGTAAGTGGTACATCTGGAACAAGCGGTATATTTGGAACAAATGGTTCATCTGGCGTTAGTAATGTAGATACTCTTAACAAAGCAATAGCAGATACTGGAATATCTGAAGCAATCGTTGGTGGTCAAACTGAATATTTTTCAAAAAAACATCCTTCATCAAATGGCCAACCAGGATACGTTTCTTCAAATGACCCTGATGTAATTAAATATACAAGCTTAAAGCAGGAATTAAATAAAATAACAACTGATAATGCAAAGAAAGGTTCTCAAACACTTAATGCTAATTTAGAAAAAATTGATGTAGTACCAAACCCAAAATATAGTGGAATTGCAAATTCTGATATTGATGGGGCAGTTGGGGATGCAAAAGCAAATCAAGCTATAAAATCAAATTTCAATGAAAAATTTAGAATATATTGTTTTAATGATACTGCATTTTTAGATAGAATAAAACATACTAAATTTATAGGTTGGAAAGCACAAAGTGGAGGAGGTCAAAGATTATCACACCCATTACCAATTAAATATACTTTTAAAATTTTAGGAGTAAGTGGATTGAGAAGAGGTGATACATTTAATGTAGTTGGTATCCCTAGAAAATATTCAGCAAATGGATTATTTCAAATTACCGAAGTAGAACAAACAGTTGAAAATATGATGTGGACAACTTATGTTACTGGAGAATATAGACAATTTCAATAAAAATGAGTATATACTTATATCGATATAATAATGTTTTAAATAGTGGAACTAATTTTGATATGCCCGCAATACAAACATATGTACCATCACCAACTGCGGATGACTATGTAAGAGGATATATTACTAGATATTTTGTACAAAAAAGAAATGATAAAAATTCTCCAATATATGAAATTTCTTATGATGGATATACTACATTTATTGGACATTTTTATTATGGAGTAGTTGCTTTAGATTGGAAATTAACTGGAACTGATGATGAAATAAAAACGGCAAACGGAAAATCAGCAAGATTGGCAGCAAAAACATTACCAGCTATTATAAACTACTTACCATATCTTCTTCAATTTAAAAAACAATAATTTGGTAGTTTCAAATTAATTTCGTATATTTACATTATATAAATGGGGATGCCTTGGACTTGATTGCAATGAGAATGGTAGTACCACACGTAGAGAGATGTGCTAGAGCTCTTTAAATCTGTACAAAACAATAACTGACGAAATGTCAACTATGACCTTCGAAGACCTTATGGCTTTCGTAGGTGCTGATTACGCTGTAGCAGCCTAATCCCTCCCGCATCACTCGTGGGACAATTAAATAGAAGTGAACGAAAAGCAGCTCTACCTATCGGCTGTTAAAAACTGATAGGATGGTGGAACGCCTGTATTAACCATACGGCCCTAATTCTTTTGGAATGGTAGTAAGATTAAATCATTATCCTAAACGTGTGATATGCTGGTATTATGATTACTTTGTAAGACAGGGGTTCGATTCCCCTCATCTCCACTAGAATCCCGAATTACTTTTGGTAGTTTGGGATTTTTTTTGTATCTTTGTATCCTATGATAATTGTTGAGTCTATTGATGAATTAAACGAATTGAGTACTAAGCTGGAAACCGAAGCTTCTGTTTGGTATCCTATGTGGGTGGACAATGATAAGCACCCTAATAACACTCATATATCGTTTATATTCGTTAGAACCCTAACGGACAAGTATATACTACCACAACAACACACAGACGCTCTATGCTTCTCTAATTACGAAATAGAGGGTGTGTTGAATACTGCCGGAGAAAAGTGGGTTTTTCAAAAGAAAAAGCTACTACAATCTTTTACAAATGTTAGGGAAGGATTGAATGATGTTGACACCGCTTACTTCTTAAAGCATGGTGAAACAATAGACTATTCTCAACCAATACAACACTTAGTAGCTCCTTACTTACATAAAGGTTATAAAGAGGACATCATTCAATCTATTCCCATTCTTAAATTGTGTGAAGCAATTGAGAATGAATTAACAAAATGTTGGAAACAAAAATCTAAAACTTATAATTGGTATAATGATATCTTCATACCAACCTTATCCAGAATTGAACGAACGGGGATTCGTGTCGATAGGGAAAAATTTATTGATAGATGGCCTCAAGCTCAAAAGCACATATCCAAAGCCGATTGTGTGTTTACCGAATATAATCCATTTACGGTAACGGGAAGACCATCCAATAGACATGGTGGTGTGAATTATGCCGCCCTCAATAAATCGGATGGTAGTAGGGATTGTTTTGTTTCCGATGGAATTTATCTACAAATGGATTACAACGCATATCACCCCCGTCTGATTGGTAAGTTGGTGAAATTCGATTTGCCTGATGGTAATGTACATGAGTGGTTGGCTGAACAATATGGATGTAGTGTTGAAGAATCGAAAGGAGTAACATTCCAATTATTATATGGTGGTATTGATGATGATTTCAAACAAATTCCGTACTTTAAGGCTGTATCTGATTATATTGATGAATTGTGGATTGAAACACAAAAGCAGGGTTATTTACAAACTCCACATAGAATCATTCCTTTAAGTTGGATAGAACAACCAAACGCTCAAAAGGTATTTAACTATCTACTTCAAGCCGTTGAGACTGAAATGAATGTGGATAAGATGAAAACTATATTGGATTATATTGAGGGAAGTGGAATCACATTTGATTTATATACATACGATTCGTTTCTATTTGATGTTCCAACGGATGTAGACCCAAATTCAATTAAAGATTTGAAAGATATCATCGAAGAAGGTGGTTTCCCTATCAAAGCTAGTTGGGGTGAGGATTATGGAAAGTTATAATAATCCATATTTATACCTATAAAAATAGAGAACTTTCTCATTTGCGCAAATATTATGAGTACATCCGAATTAATTAACGAAATATTGTCTGAATGGGCATATAGAGTAGAGAATGGTATGCCTGATACTAAAAATCCTATTCATTTACAAGAACTATCTAATGTTCTTAACGAAATGGGGTTGAGTAGTGTTAAGAATGAATTATTAGAATCCTTAAGAGAAGCTGGTAAAAGTTTTACTAATCCAGTACTAAATAAAGAAATTCCTTATAAAGCTACTGATGGTACTCAAAAGAAAGGTATTGTTGGAAATTTATTAAGATTACCTAAAGAACACCCTGGTAGAGTAGCCGCTGAAAAAATGTTACCACCGGATGCGGCAGGTAAAAAAGCTGCTATGAAAGATTTGGGTTCTGAAAAAGATGGTCATAGTACAACTCCAAAACCTAAGAAGGATGGTGAGGAAACAAAAGATGGTGAGGGAGGTGAAGCTGGTAATGCTGAAGCAGAAAAGCAAAAAGCAACACAAGCTATGTTCCAAGACCCAACATATGTTTCAGCTCGTTTAGATGCTGAAAAAGATGCTGCAGAGAAATTAGCAAAATCGGATGCTGATAAAGGTGAAGATGGTGGTACATTTGGAACGGATGAGAAAGATAAAGCAGAAAATCCAAGTGAAGAAACTCCAAACTTTAAACCAGTAGAGCCGGAAGAAATAACAAAAGAAATGCCTGAAGCAGATACAGCAGTATTCAATCAGGATTCAGATATAGAACAAATATCTCCTCAAGAAAGACACACAATTTCAACTAAGATAGATGAGTTAGCAAAATTAGCAGATGAAGCTAAAGCTAAAGGAGAAAAAGCACCTAACTATAATTTATGTAAAGTGACTGTGCCTGGTACAAACTTATATTGCGATAACAACTTAGGAATACCAAGAGAGCAAATGCCACAATTTAAAGGAAAACCACAACCTGGTTCTCCTGCTGATAAAATGCCAAAAGATAAAAATGGTGAAGTAGATACCGAGGAAGTATTTAAAAAAATGTTGGCAGATAAGGGTATTAAAACAGCAGATACAGAAGTTCCAGCAGATAGTTTAAAAGCATCCCAATCAGAATTAGTAGGAGCTAAAGTAGCTGGAATGACAAAGGCATTAGAAGAAGACCCATTAAATAAAGGAATTACAGCTCCTATCTATGTAAGTAGAGATGGATATGTAATTGATGGTCATCATAGATGGGCAGCGGTAACATCTAAAGCAATTAAAGATGGTAAGCCGGCAAATATGAAAGTGCATGTAATTGATATGGATGCAAAGGATATTATTCCTATGGCTAATAAATTTGCAGAAGATATTGGGGTAGCATCTAAAAAAGCAGATGCAAATGCAGAAACAACACCATCGCATAAAGATGATGAACACAAAAATAAAGTAATTGCTTCTAGAATACAAGATAAGATTAAAGGATGGGCTGACGAAGAAAAAGAGTTCTTTAAGAAAAAAGTATATAAAGGAAATTCGCCAGAAAGAAGAAGCTGGGGTGAAGCAATTAAAGCAAAAGGTATTGGAGCATGGCACGCAATTTTAAAAGGTGCTAAGCATGAAGTAGAAGAATTTAAAACAGCCGGTCATGCTGTTAAAGATTTAGTGAGTGGCAAGAAATTAGATAATCATCAGAAAAAAGCCCTTAAAGCAGTTGGTATTAAAGTGGCAACTACCGCTTTGTTTGGGGGATTGACTGGTGGATTAGAACATGGAGCAGCTAAATTTGCATTGCATGTAGCTAAAGAATTAATTCCACACACAGTTGGTGAAACAATTGCTAAAGGAATTGGAAAGGCTTCTCTATTTGCTGGAGCAGAAGAGGAAGATATGTATATGGAAAAATTCATAAATGCAATTTCTAAAAAAATGGCAGATATGGATATCACCCCTGAAATGTTAGAGCAAATGGTAGATACTTACAATGAAGATAAGGATAGTAAAACAAACGAAGATATTTCGTATATGAAAGATGTGATTACTGAAACCGTAATTGATTTGATAAATGAATTAATGGATGAGGTTGAAGGAGCTGATTGGAAATTAGCAGCTAGAAGAGGTGGACCAGATGGTAAGATAGTTTATTTTAAATCTAAAGAAGCTAAAAAAGCTGCAATTCAAAAAGGTACGCATGTTGATGTAGATAAAAAATTACAAGCAAAAAGTGGAGAACCAACCAATAAGCCAGCTGTAAAAGGTGCGGAATTATATGGTGCGGAATATGATAAAGCAAGAGCAATTACACCAAAAGCAGAGCCTGAAAAACCACAAACACAACCAACTGAAATAAAATCATTGGGAGATGCTATAATGTCTGCATCAAAACAAAAGGGTGATAAAAAAGAAGCATTTGTTAGTAAAAAGAAAGATGAAATTAAAAATGTCTTATCTAAGATGGCGAATGGTGGAAGAGATATAACATTATTTTCAACAGACCAAAATAAGCAAGTTGGTATTAATAGAAAAAATTTAGAAGGTATATTAGATAAAGTATTTGCTGGAAAAGAATTATCAGTAATTGAAAGAGTTGATTTTAATAGAGTTTTTAAATTAGTAACAAATCCTGATAATGGTGATGTTAAAATTTATATAGCCGCAAAAAATTTAGGTAAATTTCCACAACAGGGATATGAAAGTGTTAAAATTGCACAAGATAATGTACCTATGGGAGATGCTATTAGAAAATATGCTTTACAAGCTCATTTAAACGTAGGTAAATCATCGGAAGGTGCTATTGGTAAAAAAGTATTGACACCATTAAAAATGTCTTCATCAATAAATCCAAAGCAGCCGGAAGTTGTTGTTGATATAAAAAGAACAAAAAATGGTATTCAAATTGGTGGGAAGGAGATGAAGCGTTTAAAAGAATTAGATGAGAATGTATTAATAAAATCTCTTACAACAAAATATGGACCTGAAGCTGCAAAAAATAAAGCTCATTTATTAGTTTTACAAACAAAAGCATATAATCAAAAATTAGAAGATTTGGCTAAGATAGCTGAGCAAGCAAAAGGAAAAATACCTATGGCTAATTTTGGTGATGTAACAACTCCTCAAGCAAGAACTAAAACTACCAATTCAATTTTAGATGGTGTTATTAAAAGATTTACAACTGAATTAAATACATATGGTGAAACTTTTGGTAAAATGAATGTTCCCGGACTTCCTTTAAATAAAAAAGTGTTTGATACTTTAAATAAATTAAAAGAATTAAATAAAAAAGGAAAATTGGAAACTGATGAAAAAGTTAGAGCTGAATATAAAGCTGGATTAGACCAATTATTATTGGATATGGCAAATTCGCCAGACTTTAAAGATTCAGTTGCAGATTTTGCCGAAATAAAAGCAGGATTGCAATTCTTAGCAGAAGGAAAGCAAGTTTATTTTCCAGCATCTGAAAATTTCCAAACGGCAGATATTATTGTAATGCCTGATGAATTTAGTGTAAAACCAAAAAGAGGACAAACTACAGAAGATGCAATTGCAGAAAATTTACAATTTTATGATGTAACTGTAACGTATGTTGGTGGATTGAGTGTTAAATACAAAGGTGGCGGTGGTTCTGCAAATTATTCTAAAATACAACAAACTGAATATAAAAATCCAGAAACAAAAAATAGATTATTAGATATTCAAAATGTTTATAGTTTGGCATATCCTAAAGATAAAAGCAAGCAATTAAACATTTCTGATAATGATATAAAAGCAGCGAATAGAAAAATAGATGATACTATTAAATGGGCAATTAAATCCAAAATATTGACAAGTGAAGATGCTGATATTATTAAAAAAATTGGAGCAGGGCAAGCTGGGAACACATTGAAAGGTGCATTGAAAGATGTAGCTAAATGTAAAGGAGCTAATAGAAAGAATTTTGAACAATCTATTGTATTACATCATACTATGATGCATTTAACCGCAGTATTAAATAATAAAGATGTAGCATATACTAGATTTAGTAATTTTAATGAAGAAGTATCTCAAAATAAAGATGGACAGGCAACTAAAATTACGGATGATATAGCAGATGGTGTAAGTAAACCTTGTTATATGAATCCGCATCACAATCCGGGATTTGGTACATCAACAGACGAAAAAACAGGTTGTATAACAGGTTCTCCAACAAATCAGAATCCATCTCATATTGAATCTGAGCCACCTAAGAATTTGTTAAAACTTAAAAAATAACCGGATTTTATGATTCAAATCACTTTTTCATATTTATAGGGGATAACAATATAAATAAGAGAAAGGAATGAAGACTCAGTTACTGTGTACATTTACGACAAAAGAGGAATTACAAAATACACTTCAACAAATTAGAGAAATATATCACATTGTGTATAATTACATATATGTGCTTCAAAACAAATCTAATTTGGATGAATTGTTTATTACATACAATATAGATACTGCTCACCAACCGGATACTCCGTTGGAAAATACAATCCTTATACATAGAAAAAAAGAATCAAACTCACTTTACACAATCAATGCTCTTAACGAATTAGTTAAAGAAGAAAATGGTGGTGTTTTGGATACAAAGTTTGTAATTAATTGGCAGAAATTCAAAAACTCTATAATCCTAACAAATGCGGAAGGAACTAAGAAGATTCAAACAAGAGTCTTTGAAGTAATCTCATTTGGAGAGGAAAACGAACAAAAGTAATATTTATTATTATTATGTATCAAGTTAGAGGATATTTTAAACCAGAACAATTATTTCATACAATTTCCGAATGGGAAGATATATGCTATGAATTTTTGGGTTTAGAAAAGAAAGGATTTGATACAAGAGGTGGTGAAATTTCATATTCTCCTCAATTAGTAGGACTTATCAACAAATACTTTGGTTATCAATTATATATTGAAACTGAGCAATATGTTGATTTGACAAGAAAAAAGGTATTGGATTTTATTGAAGATTTTGTAAACCATAGAATTTGGGGAATGAAAGAAGAATTTAAACACTATCTTTCAGATATAGATAATGATAGAATAGCTTTCTTTTATTCCAGAGGAGCAATTGAACCATATGTTTTATTGAATGAACAATTTACTATGGATACCTATGGTAAAAATGATATTGAAGTGGAAACACTACATTGGACAAGTAAAGAAGGATTAATCAATATAGTAGATGGATTAAAAAATGGATATCAATTTGAGTTATCCACATTCACAACACAAGCAAAAGAATTTTTTAGACCAGAAAGTAATGTGTTGGTAAAGTTAAAAGGAACTTTAGTAGCTGCATTTAAATCAGATGCTAAAACATTTGCAACCGATAGAGGACATAGAGCAGCAAATATGTTCCGTTTATTTTATCCTGATAATGAAAGTAACTTATGTAGAGATTGGACTAAGTGTTCGGAAGATAAAACTTCATTATGGAACGAAATAGTAATAAAACCAAAACAAGTTATAAGTTATAAAGAAATTAAAAAATACTAATATTATGTTATTAAAAAGAGGTGACAACAACGAAAATGTCAAACAATTACAAATCAAATTGGGATTAGACCCAATAGGTAACTTTGGACCTAAAACCGAAGAAGCTGTAAAAGCATGGCAAGCTAAAAACGGATTAACAGCAGATGGTATCGTAGGTGATGGTACTTGGAATAAAATAATGGGAACAGCTTCAACAGCTGCACCAACTCCAACACCAGCTCCGGTAATAGCATCAGCAACTGTGGCTAACACAACTGGATTGAAATTAGATTCATTAAAAGGACATGTACCTGATAATGTGATAGCAATGATTCCAGAAGTAGCATCTAAATTTGAAATCAACACTCCATTAAGATTAGCACACTTTTTAGCACAATGTGGACATGAAAGTGGTGGATTCAAATTAACACAAGAGAACTTAAACTATTCAGCACAAGGTTTGAATGGTATATTTAGAAAGTATTTCCCAACAATTGATTCAGCAAATCCATACGCAAGAAACCCACAAAAGATTGCAAACAAAGTTTATAGCAATAGAATGGGTAATGGTGATGAAGCAAGTGGTGATGGTTGGAAGTATCACGGAAGAGGATTTATCCAATTAACAGGAAAAGATAACTATGCAGCATTTGGTAAATCAATAGGAGCAGATACGGTTAGTAATCCTGATTTGGTAGCATCTCAATACGCATTAGCATCAGCAGCTTGGTTCTTCAACAAAAACGGATTACATAAAATGGCAGATGGTGGAGCAAACGATGCAACTGTAACAGCAATTACTAAGAGAGTAAATGGCGGGACAATCGGAATCGTTGACCGTATAAATCATTTTAACGAATTTTACAAATTATTAGCATAATAATATTTATAGTATAAACAAAAAAAAACGATGGGAAATATTAAATTAACATCCTTATTAAAGGAAGAAAAGAAACAAAAGGTTGATGAACAACAAATAAACGAATTTGCTGGTGCAGAAGTAGCATTAATGACAACTTTAGGAACGCTTATTACACTTGCTGCAGAAGTTTCTACTGGGGCTTTTAGTCCAGATGGTAAAGGTATAATTGGTAGTACAATTGATAATCTTAGAGATGCATATGTAAAGGCTACAAAATTAAAACCAATTCTTGATAAGTTAGATAAAGACCCAGAAGTTCAACAATTTATCGAAGATAATATCAGAAAAATGGCAAATATGGCAGGTGCATATAATGGTCAAAAATGGCATGAGGTGATTGATAAAAAACTTACTGATAAAGAAAAACAATATGCAGGTAAAATTTGGGCAACTGATATACCATCATACAAAACTGGTGATAAAGATGCTATAATTGCAAAGCATGATGCTGCATTAAAACAAAAAGCAAAAGATAAAAAAGCGGCACAAAAACAAGCTGCAAAAGTTGGTAATGTTGATTTAGACCAAAAGATTAAAAATCCTGAAACTGATAATGATATTTCTTTAAAGAGTGCATTGGGGTATGATAAAGATAGTGTAGTTTACAAAGCAGCAGTTCAAAAGATACAAAAAGATAAAGGTAATGATGGTGAGCAAAAACCACAAGAACCTGTAAAAGGAGCATCGATGTTTGATAAAAAATATAAAGATAAAAGATAAATAAAAGGGAGTTAAATACTCCCTTTTTTATTTGGTAATATTAGATATTTTTTGTATTTTTAAATAAATCTCAAACCTATATTAGTATTGAATTTGCTTATAAAATATACTTTAAAAAACATTTGGAAAGTCCAACAATTTGGTGTATATTTGTAATCTCTTAATATTTATATACCTAGAGGGTGAAGGAAACTCACCTAAATAAAACCTTAAAACATAAACATTTAAAACCTTAAAACAATGGCTATTAATTTAGACGCAATCAGAGGTAGACTGAACAAACTACAAAGCACAACTTCCAAAAAAGTAGAACTTTGGAAACCAGCACCGGGCAAACACACTATTCGTTTAGTCCCTTACAAATTCAACAAAGAGAATCCTTTCATTGAATTGTATTTTCACTACAACATTAACAACAAATCTTACTTATCTCCAATGAGTTTTGGTAGACCTGACCCTATCGTTGAGTTTGCTGATAAACTTAAAAGAATGGGTGATAAAGAAGATTGGAAAGCTGCTAAGAAAATGGAGCCGAAACTTAGAACATTCGTACCAGTATTGGTAAGAGGTGAAGAAGGTGAAGGTGTAAGATTCTGGGGCTTTGGAAAGACTGTATATCAAGAAATTCTTGGTTATATAGCAGACCCTGATTATGGTGATATTACTGACCCAAATGAAGGTAGAGACATTACTGTTGAAATTGTATCAGCAGAGGACAGTGGTACTTCTTACCCTGTAACAACAATCCGTGTTAAACCTAAAGAAACTCCTTTAGCAACAACTAAAGAAGAAACGGACAAATTCCTTAACGGACAAACTGAAATTACCGAACTTTACCAAGAGTTGACTTATTCAGAATTGAAAAATGTATTAGAAGGTTGGTTAAACCCATCAGCAGGTGAAAGTGAAGAATCAGCAGCAACTGAAACTTTATCTTCAACAACTTCAAAAGATGAAGCACCATTTGATGTAGATGAACCAAAAGCAGCTACGGCAGCACCTAAAGCATCACCTAAGAAAGTAGATGATGTAGCATCGGCATTCGATGACCTTTTCAATAACTAATAAGTAAACAAATATGGCTAAAGCAACTAAAGAGGTAGACTTAGCAGAAGTGCTAGCGGACTCCTTAAACAAACAATCAAAAGACCAAAAGGTAGCATTCTTTTTGGATAACAATGACTCCCCTACAAACGTAGAAGGTTGGGTATCAACTGGAGCATCAATGTTAGATGTGGCTATCTCAAATCGCCCTTATGGTGGTTTACCTGTTGGAAGAATCACCGAAATTACGGGATTAGAACAAAGTGGTAAATCATTAGTATCAGCTCACTTACTTGCCGAAACACAAAAGTTAGGTGGTATTGCAGTGTTGATTGATACTGAGAACGCCGTAAGTAGAGAGTTCTTAGAAGCCATTGGAGTAGATACAACCAAATTACTTTATGTAGCAGCTGAGACTGTTGAACAATGTTTCGAATATACTGAAACTATTATCGAGAAGGTAAGAACTTCCTCTAAAGATAAGTATGTAACAATCGTTGTGGATTCGGTAGCAGCAGCATCAACTGAAAAGGAGATGGAAGCTGATTATGGTAAAGATGGTTACGCTACTGATAAAGCAATTATCATTTCCAAAGCAATGCGTAAAATCACAAATCTTATTGGTAGACAGAAAATAACTCTAGTATTTACTAACCAATTAAGACAGAAGATGAACGCAATGCCATTCTCTGACCCTTGGACTACATCGGGTGGTAAAGCAATCGCTTTCCATGCTTCGGTTCGTTTAAGATTAAAGAGTATGGGAACGATTAAAGCGAAAGAAAATGGTAACGATAGAATCGTAGGTATTAAAGTAAGATGTCAGGTTGTAAAGAATAGAATGGGACCACCATTACGTTCAGCAGATTTCGATATCTTCTTTGATAGAGGTATTGATAACTACGGAGCTTGGTTGGGTATGATGAAAGAAAACGGAATCGTAAAACAAAGTGGTGCTTGGTATGAGTACACTGATATTGAAAGTGGTGAGGTAATTAAATTCCAAGCCAAAGATTTCCCTTCTACATTGGAAAACAATCAGGATGTTAAAGAGCAAATTTATAAAAGAATTTGTGAGGCAACAATTTTACAATACAAAAAAGATTCACTAGACTCTGATAACTTAGTAGTAGATTCAGAAGTAATTGGTGATTAATAAAGGTTACAAAAAATATGAAAGAACTATACAAAAAATTACTTAATGAAGTTGAAACAGAACATGAATCCAACGCCCAAAGGGTAAGGAATGGTAGAGTTCTTGTCATAGATGGACTTAATACCTTCATCCGTAGTTGGACTACCAATCCTACAATGAATGAGGATGGGGAGCATACGGGTGGAGTTATTGGTTCATTAAATTCAATCGGTTCACAAATTAGACAATTTAATCCAACTAGAGTAGTTCTTGTCTTTGATGGTAAGGGTGGCTCTAAAGGAAGAAAAGAAGTATTTGAAGGATATAAATCAGAAAGAGGTAAGAATCGTTTTAGAGTTAATAGACAATATCCTGAAATGATGACACAGGAAGATGAGCAACTTTCAATGAAACGCCAATTTGTTTGGTTAGTTGATTTGTTAGATTCCCTTCCAATTACAACAATGATATATGATGGAATTGAAGCCGATGATGTGATAGCTAATATAGCTAAGCAAGTATTGGGTGAAGATGAAGAATGTATCATAGTATCAACGGATAAAGATTTCTTACAATTAGTAGATGATAAGACTAAAGTTTATTCACCAACTAAAAAGAAACTTTATGATAGAGAGATGGTAAAAGCAGAATGGGGAATGTACCCACAAAATCTTTTATTGTTTAGAACATTGGATGGTGATAACTCAGATAATATTCCTGGCGTTAAAGGATGTGGTTTAAAGACTGTACTAAAAAGATTCCCTGAATTATCAGAAGATAGATTAGTTACCTTTGATGAGTTCTTTGATATATGTGAATCTAAAAAAGATGATGCTAAAATATACGCTGATATCATTTCACAAAAGAAAGAGGTATTAAGAAATAGACAAATCATGCAATTAGAAGAAGCACATATCAATACAAATCAAAAACTTAAGATATTAGACCGTTTCAACGAACCTAATAAAAAGTTTGATAAGATGGATTTTATTAAAGCAGCAATGAAATATAAGATACTTCAAAATTGGAAAGACATTAACGATTGGTTAAAAAGCACATACACAAATATAATAGTAAAATAGATGGCAGAGCAAGTAGATACACTCTCTAAATATGGGCAATCGTTTCAAGCTAAAGTAATATCTGCTTTACTTACCGATGTTAGAATGATGGACACATTGTGCGAAATCATTGATAAGAAATTCTTCGAATCAGATGCTAACAAATGGATAGTACAAGAGATTAAAGATTATTACGATGAGTATAAGAAAGAACCTACCTTAGATGTATTCAAAGTTCAGGTATCAAAGTTGGATAATAGTTCTCTTAAGAAAGCAGTAGTAGACCAACTTAAAGTAGTTTACACACAAATTGGACAAGATGACTTTGAATATGTGAAGAATGAGTTCACATCATTTTGTATCAACCAAAATATGAAAAATGTAATTCTACAATCAGTAGATTTACTTAAATCAGGAAACTACGATAGAATCAAAGACTTAGTTGATAAGGCTATGAAAGTTGGAGTTGAATCGGATTTAGGCATGGATTACCTTTTAGATTTTGAAGAAAGATTTAGTGAGACTGGTAGAGAGACTGTTAAGACGGGATGGGATTGTATAGATGATTTAATGGATGGTGGAATTGGACCCGGTGAATTGGGAGTAGTAGTGGCGCCTTCTGGTGTTGGTAAGAGTTGGATGTTAGCGTGTTTAGGAGCAGCAGCTGTAAGAGCTGGTAAGACCGTAGTACATTATACATTGGAACTTTCACAACATTATGTAGGATTGAGATACGATACGGTATTTACACACATTCCTTCAAACGAACTTAAGGAAAAGAAAGAGGAAGTATTGCATAAACTTAAAAGATTATCTGGTAAGTTGAAGATTAAATACTATCCACCTAAAGGAGCATCATCAAAAACAATTCAACTTCATATTGAAAAGATGATAGCGGCTGGTAATAAACCCGATTTAATTATTGTGGATTATGCTGACTTGTTATTATCACATTCAAATAAAACCGATAGTACATACGCTGAGCAAGGTGGAGTATATATTGATTTAAGAGGTATGAGTGGTGAATTGCAAATACCAATTTGGACAGCATCACAAACAAATCGTTCAGCAATTGATAGTGAGGTTATTGAAGCAGATAAGATAGCAGATTCTTACGCTAAAGTAATGAACGCCGATTTTATTATGAGTTTGAGTAGGAAAGCAAAAGATAAATTAAATAATACGGCTAGGGTACACATTATGAAGAATCGTTTTGGAGCAGATGGTTTGACCTTCCCATCCAAAATGGACACAAATACTGGAACTTTAGAGGTATATGCAGCAACTTCTTCCGAAGGTATCATAGCATCAAAAGAAAGTGCTAATGGTGCAGAGATGGAAAGACAAATGTTACATAAAAAATATATGGATGCAATGCCAGGTACTAAACCACCGATTGTATCTGGATTAGGTTAATATTAACAATTAAAAAACAAAAACTATGAACAGTCAACAATTATTTGACCAAATGAAAGCTTTGTTCACAACATTTGAAGCAGAGCACAATGGAACTAAGAAAGTAAACAAATCAAGAGCTAGAAAAGCAATTGGTGAATTGAAGAAATTAGTAACTGCTTATAAGAAAGCTTCAACAGAAGAGCAAAAAGCGGCATAATATGATAGGGGTGGAAACACCCCTACCTATATGTTTTAATAGACATTAATAACAACAGACAAAAATATTAAAAATATTTGTAGATTTGGGAATGGTTTGTGAGTATATATTGTATTTATATTCACCCCAAAGAACTTACAAAATTAGATTACACTATGAGCAAATTATTTACTGAGAGAATCCCTTTTAAACCATTTGAATATCCGGATTACTATAATGAAGGTTGGTTGAAGCAAATGCAAGCATTTTGGTTACATACCGAAATACCAATGCAGGGAGATGTTAAGGACTGGAACGAAAACTTAACAAAAGAAGAAAAACATTTAGTAGGTAATATACTTTTAGGATTCGCTCAAACCGAATGTGCAGTATCAGACTATTGGACTGGTATGGTTACTAGATGGTTTCCAAAACATGAGATTAGACAAATGGCAATGGCATTTGGTTCTCAAGAAACAATACATTCAGTAGCATATTCGTATTTAAACGAAACATTAGGATTAGATGACTTCGCAGGTTTTTTACATGATGAAGTTATGAAAGAGAGATTTGAATTACTAACAAACACAACCGCAGATTGGACACCTGAAGATTTGAAAACAAATCATAAGGCTAGAGTTGAGGTTGCTCGTTCACTTGCTATCTTTTCGGCATTTGCAGAAGGTGTGGCATTATACTCATCATTCGCTGTATTATATTCTTTCCAAATGAGAAATCTATTGAAAGGAATTGGACAACAAATGAAATGGAGTGTTAGAGATGAGTCACTACACTCAAAGATGGGTTGTCAATTATTCAGACATATGTGTGAAGAATTTCCTGAATTGTTAGAGGAAGCTAAAGCTGATATCTACAAAGCAGCTGAAATGATTAGAGATTTAGAGCATAAATTTATTGATAAGATTTTTGAAATGGGTGATTTGGAGAATCTTAAAAAGAATGACCTAAAAGAATTTATTACTAAAAGAGTTAATGAAAAGTTAGCAGAGTTAGGATATAACCCAATTAAAGGGGGTGATGACTACTTTGAATTTAACGAAAAGAAAGCAGCAGAATTAGATTGGTTCTACCATCTTACTGGGGGTGTTACCCACACCGATTTCTTCGCAATGAGACCTACTGATTATAGTAAGGCTGGTGAAGGAGAAAATTGGGATGACATTTTTTAAAAACAATTTATAGATTATGAAATATTACGGCGAAGAATTTGGCTGGGAAATTGGTGTTGATTACCCTGAATGGGCTAATACCGAAATATATGTAAAGACCATTTCAAAAGGTTATTTACAAGCGGGCGAAAAGCCAAAAGATGCATATTGGAGAGTAGCAACTGCCGTAGCAAAAAGATTGGGTAAACCACAATTAGCAACTAAGTTCTTCGATTATATATGGAAGGGATGGTTATGTTTAGCAACACCTGTATTATCAAATACTGGAACTGATAGAGGATTACCTATTAGTTGTTTTGGTATTGATGTTGGTGATAGTATCTTTGAGATTGGTAACAAAAACTTAGAGTTAATGTTATTAGCAAAGCATGGTGGTGGTGTTGGTATTGGTATTAATATGATTAGACCGGCTGGTAGTAAAATTACTGGTAATGGTACATCGGATGGTGTAGTTCCATTTATTAAAATCTATGATTCAACTATCCTCGCTACAAATCAGGGTTCAGTTCGTAGAGGAGCAGCATCGGTTAATATTAAAATTGACCATAAAGATTTTGAAGATTTCTTAGAAGTAAGAGAACCAAAAGGAGATGTAAATAGACAATCATTAAACTTACATCAATGCGTTGTAGTTAGTGATAGATTTATGAGAAAGTTAGAAGAAGGTGATAGTGAGGCTAGAAGAAAGTGGGGTAAGTTATTACAAAAAAGAAAAGCAACTGGAGAACCATACATTATGTTTAAGGGAAATGTAAACAAACAAAACCCTGAAATGTATAAGAAGAACGGATTGAAAGTACATATGACTAACATTTGTTCTGAAATTGTTTTACATACTGACGAACAACATTCATTTGTTTGTTGTTTAAGTTCTTTAAACTTAGCAAAATACGATGAGTGGAAAGATACTGATTTGATTTATACTTCAACAATTTTCTTAGATGGTGTATTGGAAGAATTTATCCAAAGAGCTAAGAATATGAGAGGATTTGAAAATGCAGTTCGTTCAGCAGAAAGAGGTAGAGCATTAGGTATTGGTGTATTGGGATGGCATACTTACTTACAACAAAAAGGATTACCATTTGAAGGTTTACAAGCTCAATTTGAAACTCGTAAAATTTTCTCTCAATTAAAGATTGAAAGTGAAAGAGCAAGTAGAGATATGGCTAAAGAATACGGAGAACCTTTATGGTGTAAAGAAAGTGGTATGAGAAATACACACTTAAGAGCAATCGCACCTACGGTATCAAACTCTAAGTTGAGTGGTAACGTAAGTAGTGGTATTGAACCTTGGGCAGCTAATGTATTTACTGAGCAAACATCAAAAGGAACTTTCATTAGAAAAAATCCTGAATTAAAAAGAGTATTAAAGAAAATTGGATTTGATACTAAAGAAACTTGGGACAAGATTTTAGCAGATGGTGGTTCGGTATTAGGATTGGATTTCTTAGATGAGTGGTGTTATGTTGATGGAAAGATTGTAGAATGCAAAGAAGTAGAGGGAGATGTACAACATAAATGTACATCGGTTAAAGATGTATTCAAAACATTCAAAGAAATTAATCAATTAGATTTAGTTAGACAAGCAGGTGTTAGACAGCAATATATAGACCAAGCGGTTTCATTGAATTTAGCATTTCCAGCAATAGCTGACCCTAAGTGGATTAATCAAGTACACTTAGAAGCTTGGAAGCAAGGAGTTAAGACGTTATATTATATGAGAACTGAATCAGTATTAAGAGGAGATATAGCTCAACAAGCTATGAACCCTGACTGTGTAAGTTGTGAAGCATAAACAATTAAAAACAAAAGAAGATGTTAGAAGTAAAGAAATTTTCAGCAAGTTGGTGTGGACCGTGTAGAGCATTAGCACCTGTAATGAATGAGATTAAAGGACAATTTAATAATGTAACATTTACGGATTATGATGTAGATGAAGCATATGAAGCAGCAACTCAATATGGTATTCGTTCAGTACCAACTGTAGTGTTAGTAAAAGATGGAGTAGAAATAAATAGATTTACTGGAATGTCTTCTAAGATGGCGTATGTAAACGCTATTAACGAAGGGTTGAAGTAAACAAAAAAATAAAGGTTACATTTATGGCAATTTTAAGAGGGCAATCACACCCATCGGCAAAGCTTACTGACGAGCAGGTACTTGCTATTAGAGACTTATGGAAAATGGGTCATCGTAATATCAAAGTAATAGCTCGTAACAATAAGGTATCACCATCAAATGTATTGAAGATAGTTCAAAGAAAAACTTGGACACACTTAAATCAATTTTGGTCTGGTAGCTTATGAAAGTAGAAGGTAAACAATATTGTGACATCTCTAAATTTTCAGTTAGAGAAATTAATAAAAGCATCGCAAAGGATATCATTGTCAATAACCATTACAGTGGGATATGGACGAAGGTATCCTATGCTTTGGGTTTATTTTATATATCCGATGATGAGCATTCATTCTTTAGTGGGGTGAATGAACAATTGGTTGGAGTTGCCTGTTATGGTGACCCGGTTGGTAGAAATGCCGGCGCATCAATTTCCGAATTACTTCCTAGAGATGGTGTATTGGAATTAACACGACTATTTGTATTCGATGGATATGGTAGTAACATTGAGAGTTGGTTTGTTGCACAAACTTTTGAATGGTTAAGAACTAATGTACCTCGTATAAAAGCACTTATATCTTATTCAGACCCAAACGCTGGGCACTTAGGTACGGTATATCAAGCTACCAATTGGATATATCAGGGTAACAAAATCAGATGGTCGGATAGTTGGTCTTTCAAATGGAGTGAAGATGATGAATGGCATCATTCTCGGACTTCTTATGTGAAGTACGGAACGAATGACCCGAAGATAATTCAGACAATGGTTACAAGCCCATTCTGGATTAAAAGAGAACCCCGTAAGCACCGATATGTGTATATTCTAACCAAAGATAAGAAGGAACGTAAAGCCCTCTTAAAATCGCTTAAACATGAGGTCTTCCCATATCCAAAGGTGGAACTCGATATAATTGATGAGGTGCATAAAATGGACCCGATAAATTTGGTGGATTCGAATTAATTTCGTATATTTGTATAAATTAATGTTATGTCACAAGTTTGGGTATTCTCTAAACATACTGAATCGGAGTTTGAAAACAAAAGATTGTTGGAAAGCTTTGAGAAAAAAGGAATTGATGCAAAAATAGTTCAACCTGATAATTTTGATATTATTGTTGATAAACATATTGCAGAGGGTATTTTATATAGTGGAGAATCGATAGAACTACCAAAAATTGTATTAGTAAGAACTGGAAGTGGTACTAATGATTTTATGTTAGCATTATTAAGACAATTAGAAAAAGCAGGAGTATTATGTATTAATTCAGCTGACCCAATTGAAAAGGTTGCTGATAAATTACAAGCTTCTCAAATACTTTCACAACACAATATTCCTATTCCAAATACAATGGTGGTTAAGTACCCTGTTGATGAGAGTATTGTAAAAGATAGAATTGGATTTCCTTGTGTGGTAAAAGTTGTAACCGGAAGTTATGGTAAAGGAGTTTATCTTTGTGAAAAAAGGAGAGACTTTAGTAAGTTGATGGAATTTATTAGAAGTTTAGGTACATCAAAAACCCTAATCGTTCAGGAATATTTAGGATTAAAACCTGGTGAAGATTTAAGAGTATTAGTTATTGGTGGTAAAGTTATTGGGGCAATGAAAAGAATTGGACCCGATGGTGATTTTAGAGCAAACATAACTAATGGTGGGACAGGTGAGAAATTTGAATTGACAGATGAGATTGATTTTATAGCAAGAGAAACTGCAAGAGTATTAAATTTACATATAGCAGGAGTGGATTTATTATTTGATGAAAGAGGATTTAGAGTATGTGAAGCAAATTCAGCACCTGGCTTTAAAGGATTTGAAACTTATTGTGACGTTAATGTTGCAGATTTAATAGCAGATTATATATCATATAAATTATAAAGATGGCTAAGGTAGAAGTACCCACAATCAAACCTAGAAAGTGGGAAATAACTTATAAAGATGATGATGGATTTGAATCAACTTGGAAATATGATTTGGATAAATTTAAAAACGGACCTATTTCAGTTGAGAACAAATATCCAGCCGGCTACATCAAAGAGTTAAAAGTAAAACAAAAGCAGGCAAAAGTAGAAAGAAGTTTATCATTATTAGAAAAAGCAAAATTGGCTAAGAAAAATGCTAAAAAAAGATAAAGAAGGATATTACATTGTAGATTCGGCTGATAAGTTGAAAGAGTGGCAGTATATGACTGAATTAACTCCAATACAAAAGAGAGCATTGCAGGCTGAGATGAATCCAAAGCCGGCAAAGAAAGGAACAAATAAAAAGGATGATGATAGACCTATAACATTAAAAAAAGATAAAACCTATTGGTAAATTATGAAAGAAGAAGGTAAACAATATTGCGATGTATCTAAAGTATATGTTGCACCGATTGCAAAAAATATAGCTAAAGATATTATTGTAACAAAACACTATACGCATGCTTGGACTTCATGTCGTTATGCATTGGGTATTTATTACAAAGCAGAAGATGCTTTAACATTTGATGGAGATAAACTTATAGGTTGTTTAATCTATGGTTTTCCTGTTGGGGCAAAAGCAGCAACTTCTGTTTGTGAAGGATTGACTAAAGATAACATTTTAGAATTGACTCGTTTGTATTGTGATGATGGGTATGGTTCTAATATTGAATCGTATGCAATCTCACAATCTTTTAAATGGTTAAAAGAAAATGATAAAGCAATTAAGTTATTGTTATCATATGCAGATGCTGGACAACAACACTTAGGAGCAATTTACCAAGCAACCAATTGGATTTATCAAGGTATTTCATCGGATATTGCATTGATGCCAAACTGGGGTATATCATTGCAAGAAAATCCTTATAAGTGGATTCATAGTAGAACTGTATTTAGTAAATGGGGTAGTGGTAACTTAGAACATTTAAAGAATGAAATTGGTAAGGAAGGTTATCAATACTTTTGGAGAAGAATGGAGCCACCAAAGCATAGATATGTACAATTACTTCCGCAAGATAAAAAAGAAAGAAAATCCCTAATGAAAGCTTTAAAACATCCAATTAGACCTTATCCAAAATCGGCTACGGATTTCAATACCGAAGTAGTAAGACATGAAACCAATTATGTAGCACCTATTGGAGATGAGAACTATTGGTAGTATATAACTCATTGATAATCAATAACTTATAAAAAATCCCTCAAAATGTTTGGCAAATTGGGGGATTTTTCGTATCTTTGAGTATTATAAAATATAAAATACATTAAATGGCTAAAACAAAAAATACTAAACAAAAAATTGAGTTTAAGTACACAGAAAGAAATGGTAAAATGTTTGTACATCCATCTGAATTAAAACCAAATCCATTAAATATAGAAATATATTCTAACAAAGAAGAAGAAACAAAAACTCAAGAAGATATTGCTAAATCTTTTAAAGATAGAATAGAAAATGGACAAGAACCAAATGTACAATCTGTTATTGTTTATCCAGATGGATTAATTGATGCGGGTCATACTAGATGGAAAGCAGCAAAATTAGCTAATTGTGAAATTTGGGTTACACTATCAGATTCCCCATATCCGGATATTAAAAACAAACCATACTCAGCATTAGAGCAAGTTACATCAACAAACAAATATCGTAAAATTACACCATCAGTTAAACTAAATGAATTTGAAGCAAAAAATAAAGCTTACGCTTTAGAATTTGGTAAAGCGAGAAGTAGAAAGGATGAAGATGTTCATTTAAAAGATATGTCCATAGCAAGAGATACTATGGAAAAACTGCAAGAAATTAAATCAAATAGAGCAGATTTACTTCCTCTTATTGATAGCGGTGAATATACTGTTAAAGCAGCACATGATGAAGCAACTGGTAAGAATAAAGTTAAGGTTGTAAAATCAAATAATCCTGATAGAGACTGGAGTGAAATATATACTACTAATGTATTCAAAATTATTATGAATAGAGTAGCTAATGTAATAGCTCAAATGAAAGATATTAGTTACAAATTAAATGGTGAAGATATCAATCCATTTAATGATTTTGTTAAAGCTGCAGTTACTGCAAATATATCTTGGACAATGGAAAGTATAGGAGCAGAAGTTTTACGAGGAGAAGGATATGATGTTAGATGTGCTAGTGGACACCCAACAGACCCCGATATTTATCACAATGATATTGATGATAAAGTTGAAATTAAAGTTACTAACTTTGATGCAGCTAACACAAAATGGAAAGGAGGACAAGGTATTAGAGAAGGACAATATATATTAGTTGCATATGATGAACAAATTGAAAGATGGCTAGTTATATTTACAAAATTAACAGCTAAGGATTGGAAATCAGCTGGTCAAGCGGGTCATATATTACCTATTAAAAATGTATATGATAACCATAAAAAGGATATGCAGATTGTATATGGTGAAATTTATCAATCTAATGGTAAATTACAAGTTCAATTGGAAAAATTAAAATAATGAATTTTTGGGATGGACAATTAAGTAAAGAAGCAAGGCGTGTTTTGGTGATACCTAATATCACCAATTCCGCTAATATAGAAAAAGATTCATTCGTAGATGTTATCTATAATCACATTAAAGGTTTAGAGCAACACGGAGAATACTTTTGGAATATTATATTACCCGAGCCGGTTAAGAAACTGAATTTACTAAATGTAAAGCAGCATATCTTACCCTTCTCGGGCGATATGATTAAGATGCGTACCTATCCGCCGGATTTTAATAGGTTATTAGAAACATTAGAATATGATGTTATCTATTCGCATTTGCCGGATTGGCCGCAAGTTGGTAGATACAAAAACGATTTCAATACAAAAATTATTGGTTATTGTCATTGGTGGGAAATGAAAACCTGCAATGCAGAAGATAGAAAAAATAAATGGAGATGGATGCCTATTGAACTATTAGGTATATCTCAAATGGAAACCTGCTATCTAAATACACAGGACCAAAAGAATAGAGTATTAGAAGAAGCTAAGATTTGGTTTAATGATGAGTTTGTTAAAAAATTAGATGAAATTTTAGTAGTTTGGAATTTGGGATTACCAAAAGATAATGTAGTAGAATCGGCATCAGATGACAAATTAAATATTATTGTATTCAATCATAGAGCAGCAGCTTATAAAGGATATCCAGCTTTTATTAAATTGATGGAAGAATATAGAGAAAGAAGGCAAGATTTTAGTGTATGGGTGCCTCAATTAAAAGGAACACCTGAACATAACTGGATTGATGCAACTAAACTTGCAAAGCATGATTATTATAAAAGATTACAACAATGTAAAGTTGGCATTCAAATGAGGCAAACTAATTATGGTTGGAGTGTATCTGCAACCGATTGCTTAATGAATGGTACACCAATGATATATCAAGAATCATTATGTTATGAAGAAATAGAACCAAACGGATTGTTTTTTAAATTTAAAAAAGACCTGTTTGAAATGTTAGATAATATTTTGGATGACGATAATTATAGAAGGGATAGAGAGATTAAAAGTATAGCTAGAGCATTAGAACTTTCTGAAAATGAAGGAAAGATGTTAAATCAATTAAACATAAAATTAAAAGTATAGATGTATCAAAATATATATTTTCAGAGAGAAAAGAATTTAATCCATTTATGGGATGATAAATTATCATATCGTACATTTCCGTACACTAGATATGCATATGAAAAAGCAGAGAGAGGTCAATATACTTCATTGTATGGTGATAAGTTAGATAAGATTTTTAAATTCAGTAAAGATGACCCAAATTTATTTGAATCAGATGTTGCTGAAACTACAAGAGTATTAGTTGATACATATACTGATTCTGATATTCCATCGGAAGGACATGTTATTCTAACATACGATATTGAGTGTGAAATGGATACGGGATTGCCTGATGTTGAGAAATCTGAAAATGAATTAACAGCCATAGGTTTGCATGATTCTGCTTCTGACCATTATTGGGTTTTAATTATGGATAAAGCTGGCAAGATGAGTGAGAAGAAGACCGGCAATCGTACTGTAATTCCTTTTAGAGATGAGAGGGATATGTGTATGAAGTATTTAGAATTATATGAGTATATCAATCCAACAATCGTAACGGGTTGGAATATTGATAACTTTGATACTCCTTATTTATATAATCGTATTAAAAGACTATTAGGCGTTAAGCACGCTAATAGGCTAAGCCCAATAGGTGAATGTTTTTGGTCTCCATATCGTAAGAGATTCTATATGGCCGGCGTATCTTATTTAGACTACCTTGCTCTATATAAGAACTTCACCTATTCGGAATTAGATAACTATCGTTTGGATAGTATTGCGATGAAGGAATTGGGTAGAGGTAAAGTTGAGTATAAAGGTTCATTGGATGATTTGTTTGTTAGAGATATTGAAAAGTTCATTGAGTATAACTTAGTGGACGTTCAATTAGTTGTTGATATGGATACAAAATTACAATTCATTGATACCGCAAGAGGTATTTGTCACGCTGGGCATGTACCTTATGAAGATTTTGTTTATTCATCAAAATACTTAGAGGGTGCATTACTTTGTTACCTTAAGAGAAGAAATATTGTAGCTCCTAACAAACCTGCGGATAGACAAGAAAGAATGCAAGCACTTAGAGATAACGATGAAGAAAAATTCATTGGGGCATATGTTAAAGCACCTATCGTTGGTAAGTACGAATGGATATATGACTTGGATTTAACTTCACTATACCCATCAATCATTATGACAACTAATATTTCACCAGAAACTAAAGTTGGTAAGATTGATAATTGGGATGCACAAAAGTTTATGAAGGGTGAGATTGATACATTCTTTTTAGGAGATAAAAGTATTTCAAAAGAAAACCTTAAGAAGTTATTGGATGAAAGTAAATACGCTATATCATCTAACGGAGTTCTTTACACTACTGATAAGGTAGGTTGTATTCCTGATATCTTAGACTTGTGGTTTAAACAAAGGGTTGAGTTCAGAGCTTTGGAAAAAAAGTATGGTGAGAGTGGTGATAAAGAAAAATATGCATTCTATAAGAAAAGACAGTTGGTACAAAAAATCTTATTGAACTCTTTATATGGAGTATTGGGATTGCCGGCTTTCCGTTTCTATGATGTAGATAACGCTGAGGCTGTAACAACAACAGGTCAGACCGTGATTAAATCAACGGCGGATATGGCTAACATTAAATACAATAAAGAGTTAGGAACTAAAGGAGAAGATTTTAACATATACATTGATACGGATTCGGTATTCTTTTCAGCAGTACCTATCTTAGACCATAGACATACTGATTGGAGAAAATTGCCTGATGCTGAAATTGCATTATTGGTGGATAATATAGCTGGTGAAACGCAAGACTTCTTAAATAAATTCTATGATGTATTGGCTGAGAAAGTATTCAATGTAGATAAATCAAAACACCGATTCCAAATTAAAAAAGAGTTTGTAAGTAGAAGTGGTATTTGGATTGCTAAGAAACGATACGCTCAATGGATTATTGCAGAGAATGGTATTCCTTGTGATACATTGCAAGTTAAAGGATTAGACGTGGTTCGTTCATCATATCCAGCTGAGTTCCGTAAATTTATGAGTGGTGTTCTTATTGATATTCTTAAAGGTGAAAACGAAACAACATTAACTGATAAGATATATGATTTTAAGAAATCCTTATCAACAATGGATGTGGTTAGTATAGCTAAAAACTCAGCAGTAAAGGAAATATCAAAATACATTCCAAAGAAAAAAGATAATAGAGCAATGTTCCAATTTAATAGTGGAACGCCGGCTCACGTTAAAGCAGCAATTGCACATAATCAATTGTTAGTTCACTTTAAATGTTCCGCTAAGCACGCTCCAATGAGAGATGGTGATAAGGTTAAGTGGGTATATCTAAAACAAAACCCATACGGATTGGATGCGGTAGCATTTAAGGGTTATGAAGACCCGGATGAGATAATGGATTTAGTAAAAACTTATATCGATTATGACAAGATTTTTGAGAGAGAATTACTTAAGAAATTAGAGGATTTTTACGGAGCATTGGGTTGGGGAGCTGTACTATCATCACAAAAGACTGCAGAACAATTCTTCGCATTTTAATTTGGTAGAATCAGATATTTTTCGTATATTTGTGTAATATAAAACTTTAAATAAATAAAACTATGAACAAAAGTAAATTTGATGGTTTCATTAATCGTTACAATTTAGGCGGTGAGATTGAATCCGTTATGGTGAAATCCGATGACAAGACTGTATCGGTAAGAATGATTTCAGATGATAAAACATTGTTAGGTGATGTGACAGTTGCAGAAACTGATTTCCCTAATGGTGAATATGGTATTTATACCACATCACAATTAAAAGGATTATTAAGTGTATTAGATGAAGCTATCTCTATTGAGGAAGTGACTGGTGCATTAAAATTCTCCGATAAAAAAACAAAGGTACAATATATGTTGGCAGCACCATCTGTTATTCCAGCAGTACCTGATTTAAAAGCATTACCTCCATTTGATGCAGAGGTAAGTTTAGATGATGACTTTGTAAATAAGTTTATCAAATCTAAAGGAGCATTAGCTGATGCAGATACTTTCACATTTACTGTTAAAGATAAAAAAGCTGAAATTATCTTAGGTTACTCATCAATTAACTCAAATAGAATTTCTATTAGTGTTGATAGTACGGCTAAAGCTGATATTGAACCAATTGCTTTTTCAGCAAAATATTTGAAAGCTATCTTAACGGCTAACAAAGGTTCTAAAACATCTTCATTAAAAATCTCATCTAAGGGATTATCGCATGTATCATTTACTGATGGTGATTATACATCAAACTATTACTTGGTAGAAATTAAATAATATGGCAAATCAACATTACACTTTAATTACTGAATCAACACTTACAATAAAAGATAAGACTTATGTTGTGGATAGTTACAATTCTAATTTAGAAGAATTTTTAAATAAAAATGCTGGTAAAGAGATTTACATATTAGAAACATCCATACTAACAGAAACAATACAAGCAATTGTAATATAAATTAATCACTATGAGCTTTTGGGATACTGAACCACAAAAACCTGTCTTTGACTTTGAATCTGAAAAAGCAAAGTTAAAAGAAAATATGGACTATTTGATGACAATGTCTGTGCAAGAACAAACACTATATAAAAAGTGGGTGGAGTTGCAAGAACCATCAATGATTCAGGCTAAAGCCCAAATAGCATCTTATTATGATTCCCAATGGAAACCAACTGATATCAACAATAAGGAGCTAACGATAAAAGAAATTGAAGCGTTAGACCCTTATGTTGAGATTGTTGATGACCCTAAGGAATCTACTAAATGGGCAGCGGTAAGACGTATGATTCATACAATGGATTTTACAGCAAACCCTGGTCGTAATGTAAAGATTAATGTAAAAGATAGAGTAAGTGGAAAACTATTAGGACAAATTTCATTAGCATCAGATGTTACTGCTATGGGAGTTAGAGATAACTACATTGGTTGGACTAAGGATAATAAATTTGTTGATGGTAAGTTAAACAACACTACTATCGCTTCTACTATTGTATGTACTCAACCATTGGGTTATAACTTCTTAGGTGGTAAGTTAATCGCTATGATGACAACTGTGCCTGAAGTTAGGGAATATTGGAAATCAAAATATAAAAATGTTTTGATTGCAGTAGGTACTACTTCTTTGTATGGTATCCACTCTCAATACAATGGTATTCCATTATTTAAAACTTTAGGAGAATCGGCCGGTAAGATTAGTTTAAAGCCGGATGATAAATTCTATGACCCTTGGCATCAATGGATTAAAGAAAATAGAGCTGAATGGTATAAACAAAATATATCAGATGAAAGAGCTCGTAATGGTGCTAATATGGGATATGAAGCTAACGGACCTGTTAGTGGTATTAAACAAAAAATATTAAGTGCTATCTTTAAAGAGTGTGGTATTAAGGCAACCGAATATCATCACGGATTTAAAAGAGGAGTTTATATGGCTATGATGTATGAAAATGGATGTGAGTTCTTAAGAAACGAAATCACCGAAGATAAACTAATCCTTAAAGATAAATTTAAGCAAGGTACTGAATACATTAATAAATGGTGGAAGAAACATGCAATCAGTAGATACACAAAATTACATGAAGAAGGTAGATTAAAACCTGAACATTTATTCTATATTGATGCCATTGGTATTAGTTGGGAAGAGATGAAAGCAAAGTATTTAGCAGAAGTGGGAAGATAAAATTAAAACAAAATATATGGCAGAAGAATTAGAACCGCAAGGTACAATACAAATGACACCATTAAAAAAATTAGAACAATGTGAATGGTGTTTTCAGTTTGATGAAGATGAACCAAAGGTATTCGCTTGGACAGAAGAAGATATGACAGATGAAGACCCAACTGTAACATTCACAATTGGAAACACAGAAGGTGCTTATGTATCATTTTCAAAAGATGGTAAGACATTTAAGTTATTTGCAAGACCTTTAACCGAAGAAGGTAAAAAATTAAGAGAATTTAATAAATTAAACATTCCTAAAAATGAAAGTGAAAATAAAGAAGCTTAATCCATTAGCAGTAATACCATCATATGCAAAAGATGGTGATGCTGGGATGGATTTGGTAGCAACATCAATTATATCAGATACTCCAACACAAATTACATATGGTATTGGTTTAGCTTTGGAAATCCCAAAAGGATTTGTAGGATTGATATTTCCTCGTTCATCAGTTAGAAAGACTGGTTTACAATTAAGTAATTCTGTTGGTGTAATTGATAGTGGATATAGAGGAGAATTACAAGCTACATTCAACAAACTATTTGGTGGTGAGGCTATGTACGATGAAGTTAAAACGCAAGATTGGTACGAAAAAAACGCAAACGATTGGTATAGAGTGGGAGATAGAATTGCACAAATTATGATTATCCCACATCCTGAAATTGAGTTTGAAGAAGCTGATGAGTTATCAGATACCGAAAGAGGTGAAAGTGGATTTGGTTCAACTGGTTCTTAAATATAGTTTCTCCTTTTTTTAAAAATCGTATATTTATATAAAAGAAAACAATATGGCATACGGAAAATGGAAAATTGAAGAAGAATTAACATTTAATGAATACGGATATTATAGTCATTCTTTAACAAAAGGTAGTAAAAAGCCTGTAAAGTGTAAATGCGAAGCTTGTGGAGTAATTGCTAATAAAAGATTTAGAGAAGCAGATGCGAAGCATATTTGTAAATCTATAATAAATGGGAAGAAAAAATGTTTTAAATGTAAGTTATTTAAGCCAACGGATGAATTTTCAAAAAATAGAAACTCAACAGATGGGTTTTCTAAATTATGTAAAGAGTGTTATTCTAATTACGATTGTGTTAAGAATGGATATAATAAAAAAAGTTCAAATTTAAAAACAAACTTGAAAGAATATCTTAAATACAAACACAATTATTTTAAGTATAAATCTAAAATGAGAAATATTGATTTTGATTTAGAAAGTAATACTTTATATGAATTATATGAAACACAAAATGGAAAATGTTATTATACTGGAATTGATATAATGCATAATTTAGGATGTTCTGATTATAACAGTATAAGTGTTGAACGATTAGAACCATCTATGGGATATACAAAAGATAATGTAGTATTAGCTGCATTTAATATAAATTCTTTAAAAGGAATGATGTCTGAAAATGAATTTAAATTATTTTTAGATAGAATAATTCCAAATTTAATAGAATATAAAAATAAAAAATAAAATATGTTTATAGAACAAACGGAAGAAAAAACAAACAATAATCTTTGGGTAGAGAAATATCGCCCAACAAAGCTTGTTGATTATGTAGGTAACGAACATCTAAAATCAAAAGTAGAAGGTTATTTAGAATCAGGTGAAATTCCACATTTACTATTATACGGAAAAGCTGGTACTGGCAAAACTACTTTAGCAAAGTTAATTGTTAAATCAATTGATTGTGATTATATGATTATAAATGCATCAGATGAAAACAATGTTGAGACTGTAAGAAACAAAGTAAAGAACTTTGCATCATCTATGGGATTCAAACCATTTAAGATTATTATATTAGATGAGTTTGATTATATGACAGCAAACGCACAAGCTATCTTAAGAAACTTAATGGAAACATTTTCAGCACATTGTAGATTCATTTTAACTTGTAACTATGTTGAGAAAGTAATCGAACCAATTCAAAGTAGATGTCAAACTTTCCAAATTGTACCACCAACTAAAAAGGATGTTGCAATTCAGATGAGTAAGATTTTAAAAGCTGAAGAAATTGAATTTGATGTTAAGGAATTAGTTCCAATTATAGATGCAGCTTATCCTGATATTCGTAAAGTAATCAATACTTGCCAATTGAACTCAATCAAAGGTAAGTTAAAAGTAGATGTACAAAATCTATTAGAGAATGATTACAAAGCTAAAATTGTGGATATCTTAAAATCTTCTGATGATAAGAGAAATAAATATATGAAAGTAAGACAAGCTCTTATAGATTCTAAAGCAGTTGATTTTACCGATTTATATACTTTACTTTATGATAAGGTTGATGAGTATGGTGGAGAAAATACAGCAAATGTAATCCTATTATTAGGAGATGGTGTTAGTAAATCAGCAGTAGCAATTGATAAAGAAATTATCGCAGCAGCTACATTAATTCAAATTTTAAATATTATTTAATGGATACGGAATTAATAAAAAAATTAGCTGGAGAAGCAATAGATAAAAAAATGTTTGAAGAACATGATGGTGAAATATTAGTTGTTAAAAATACAAAAGGGGAAGAAGTTATTAAAATACCCTTTATGTGGATTGAAAACTTTACAAATTTAATAGAACAAAATATAAAAAAATAATATGGCAACAATTTTAGGAGCAGGTGGAGAAAATTTAACTCCACAAGAACCACAAATACCTTTAGAAAAAACTGAACCTATTGGTTGTAAAAAATGTGGTGGAGAAATCTTTGTACAAGGTTTTGGATTTAGAAAGATTTCAAAGTTATTAAGTGGTAAACCAAAGGATGAAGTATTACCAGTAGAAATATTCCTTTGTGGAGATTGTGGTGAAGTATTAAATGAATTATTACCTCCGGGTTTAAAAGTAGAAGAAGAAACAAATGCCTAAAACATTATTTGACCATCTAAACGCAATTACGGATAAGAAAGACCCTAAGTATTGGGATTCATTGGAAGAAGTGGATAAAAAGACCTGGTCAAACTATATGATTATTCGTTTTCTTTCAATGAAACCTGAGTGGGTTGAGTTGATTGCGGATATACAACCTTACTTACAAGAGGCTCCCCCAAAAGCTATGTATTTAGCATTAATCGGGCTTATCCCAAAGACAAGAGCTTTCTTAAAATATATGAAACCCGCTTCATCGGAAAAGTATGAAGATTGGATTATTGAATTAGTAGCAAAAAACTACGAAGTATCAAAATCAGAAGGAGAGGATTATCTTAAAATCCTATATGAGACTACTGCCGGTAAATTACATATTAAAGAAATAGCTGAATCGTATGGCACTGACCCTAAACAAATTACGAAACTAAAATTAAAGGTTTAATTTTGGTAAACTCGGTTATTTTTCGTATCTTTACATAAATAAACATAATGGCAAAAGTATCATTTTCGCAGTACTCAATGTGGAGTAGCTGCCCGCATCAATATAAGTTAAATTACATAGATAAATTAGGTGAAAGTTCATCTAATATACATACAATATTCGGAACTGCTATGCATGAAACTATTCAACATTACTTATCGGTGATGTATGGTGTTTCTAAAAAGCAAGCAGATGAAATCAACAAAGATAAATTGTTGTTAGAACGAATGAGAGAAGCTTACAAAGGTGAAGCTGAAAAAATGAGTGAAGGAACTCCTTGTACTCAAATTGAATTAGAAGAATTTTATGGTGATGGTAGAAGAATTTTAGCATGGTTGGATAAACACATGCACAAATTCTATTCAAAGAGCGGATTTGAATTAGTAGGTATTGAAATTCCATTGAATAAGGAAGTTAAAAACGGAGTTCATTTTATAGGATTTATAGATATCGTATTAAGAGATGTTTCAGCTAATGAAATTATTATCATAGATTTAAAGACTTCAACTATGGGTTGGAATCAATATCAGAAAGCTGATAAGATGAAGAACTCTCAAATTCTTCTTTATAAAAAATACTATTCGGAATTATTCAATATTCCAATGCAAAAAATTAGAGTAGAATATCAAATCCTTCGTAGAAAATTACCCGAAGATTCTGCATTTCCAATTCCGCATGTATCTAAGCATGTTCCTGCACATGGAGGACCATCCGTTAATAGAGTATATGATGAGTTTATGCAATTCATAGATACTGTATTTGATGATGAAGGAAAATATAGAGATATAGAATTTCCCAAAGTACCAGGTCCAGCAAAAAAGAATTGTAAGTTTTGTGAATTTGGGAATAGAGGAATATGTGATAAAAAGGCTACAAAATAAATTTTATGTTTTCTTGAAAACTTTATATTTATATATACAAATATATTTATAATGAATCAAGACAACACAAAATTAACTACTGTGAAAATACTGAAAGATGTATATTCAAGTTTCAAAAAAGTTTCTTTCGATTCGGATGTTACACTTCAAAAGCTGGTTAATAGAACAGTGGAAAGATATGTTAAAGACGATGAGTTTAGAAAAGAAATGAACGAATACTTAGAACTACAAATTTCAGGTTCACAATTTTAACAACGAAAATAAGTTATGGCAAAAAAGAAGATTCTGTTATTATCAGATGACTTAAGAATGGCAAGTGGTATCGCCACAATGTCAAAAGAATTAGTACTAGGTACTATACACAAATACGATTGGTTTCAAGTGGGAGCCGCAATTAATCACCCAGAGCAAGGTAAAGTTTTAGATGTAAGTGAGGATATCCGTACAAACTATGGTATTCCAGATGCTAATTTAAAAATACTTCCTTGGAATGGATATGGTAATGCTGATTTAATTAGACAATTAATTAACGCTGAACAACCTGATGCTATCTTACACTTTACTGACCCTCGTTATTGGACATGGTTGTATGATATTGAGCATGAGATAAGACAAAATGTTCCTATTTTATTCTACGCAATTTGGGATGATTTACCAGACCCATTATATAATCGTAACTACTATGAAAGTTGTGATTGGATTGGTTGTATTTCTCGCCAAACATACGGTATCATTAAAAGATTATCTGCATTAGATACTAAACCAACATGGAAGCCTAAAGCAGATTGGCAGGTTGATTATGTACCACATGGTATTAATACTGATATTTACAAACCAGCGGATGTATCTGACGAATTTAGAAAAGAAATTTTAGGTGGTAAAGATTATGATTTTATTCTTTATTGGAGTAATCGTAATATTAGAAGAAAACAACCAGCTGATGTTATTGTAGCATTCAAAAGATTTTGTGATAATATTGGTAAAGAAAAAGCTGATAAAGTATGTTTATTAATGCACACTCAGCCGATAGATGAAAATGGTACGGATTTACCTGCAGTAATAGCAGCAGTAGCTCCTGATGTTAATATTATATTTTCGGAAAAAAGAAGACCAGTTGAAGAATTAAATCTTCTATATAATATCGCTGATGTAACAATCAACATTGCTAACAACGAAGGATTTGGATTGGCAACTGCAGAATCGGTAATGGCTGGAACACCAATCATTGTAAATGTAACTGGTGGATTACAAGACCAATGTGGATTTGAAGTTGATGGTAAATTATTAACAGCAGAAGATTATATTGATTTAGGTTCTTTACATGAGTGGAGAAAATGGGAAGGTAAGGCAATAGCTGGCGATTGGGCAACACCAATTTGGAGTAGAGCACAATCATTAGCAGGTTCAGTACCAACTCCATATATTTGGGATGATAGAGTAGATGTTGATGATGTTGCAGCTGCAATTGAAAAAGTTTACAATACATCTAAAGAAGATAGAAAAGCAGCTGGATTGAAAGGTAGAGAAGCATTTATAAATGATATGGGATTAACACATACAAATATGTGTCAGCAATTAGTAAATGGAATTGAATCAACATTTGAAAATTGGAAACCAAGACAAAGATGGGAGTGTTTTAAAATTAAATAATAAGTTATGAATAAGCCAACATTAGTATTTCAAGGACCTATATTCACTCGTAGTGGTTACGGTGACCATTGTAGAGATTTAATGAAATCCCTACGAAAGATGGATAAGTATGATATTAAAATTATACCTTTAAGATGGGGTAACACTCCGCAAAATCAAGTAGACCCATCAACCGATTTTGGTAAATGGATGCTAAGTAGAGTGATTACCGAAGTTACTGAAAAACCAGATGTATTTATGCAAGTTTCAGTAGCAAATGAATTTGAACCAAAAGGACACTACAATATTGGTGTAACTGCTGGTGTTGAAACTACAATTTGTCCTAAAGATTTTATTGATGGTGGTAACAAAATGGATTTAATCATTGTTCCATCTGAATTTACTAAACAAGTAATGACAACTACGGCTTATCAACAAAAAGATACGCAAAGTGGTCAAATACTTTCAGAAATTCGTTTAACAACACCTGTTGAAGTTTTATTTGAAGGAGTTGATACTGATGTATTTGAATCATCAGTTTCATCTAAAAACAATATAGATATCTTAGAAAATGTAAAAGAAGATTTTAACTTTTTAATTGTAGGACATTGGTTGAAGGGAAGTTTAGGACAAGATAGAAAAGATATTGGTATGGCTATTAGAACATTGGCAACGGTATTCCAATATCTACCAGCGGATAAAAGACCTGGTATTATTGTTAAAACATCGCATGCCGGATTTAGTGTGATAGATAGAGAGGGTACTAGAGAAAAAATTGATAGTGTATTAGCAGCATTTGGCGATAAGTGTCCATCTGTTTATTTGATACATGGAGATATGGAAGAAAGAGATATGAGTAACTTATACCATCACCCTAAAGTTAAAGCAATGGTATCATTTGCTAAAGGTGAGGGATATGGTAGACCAATGGCTGAATTTACTTTGACAGGTAAACCAATTATAGCTAGTGGTTGGAGCGGACAAATGGATTTTTTACCACCGGATAACGCAGTTTTATTAGAAGGGTCTTTAACACAGGTTGATGAATCGGCAGCTGACCAATTTTGTATGAAAGAAGCTCAATGGTTTACTGTAAATTATTCAGCAGCAGCTAATAAGTTATATGATGTTTACAACAAATATGATACTTATATTAGTAAATCAAAAGGTTTAAGAGAAAATACCTTACAAAACTTTACATTAGATAAAATGCATGAGGTGTTTATTAAATTAATGGAAACAAATGTTAAAGAACAACCAAAATTAGTTCCTTTTAATATTCCTAAATTGAATAGTTCTAAAATGCAGATTCCTAAGCTAAACAAAGTATAAGATGCCATATACTGCACAATATAATAAATTAATTGAAAGAGAAGAAGGTATATCTAAAACAAATATAATTCCAAAAAATTTATATAGAATTACTTCATACACATATGCTGATGGTGAAAGAAAAAATTTAACTGGAAATAAATCTGCAATTATTTTTGTGTTTGGTAGAGATACTCATACCTTATATGCTATAAAATTAAACGAAGTAACAATTAAAAGATTCTTCAATTGGTTAAGCGGTATGATTATTAAAAAGCCAGATTTAAATAAAATGAAAGAGCTAAATGAAATTATAATAAAATCAGATAAAGCTGGAAGACAATTATTTACATCAGAAATTAAAACAAAAAAAATCTATAATTTAGATAAACCAACATACAGAACTTACACAATTAAAGGAATTTCTGCAATTTCAAAAATATACCTTAAAAAAGAAGTATTAAGTGAACAATTGGGTATTCCATTTAAAAAAGAAGAAACAACCACCTAACAATTAATTTATTTTACTTTTACATATATTTACCTGTATAACAATTATAAATACAGGTAAATAAGATGGCAATAGTAAAAAGAATTACAAAAGGTTCTCCGATTACAGCAACGGAGATGGATGGGAATTTAACAATTTTAGAAACCGCATCAAGCTCACTTAATGTAATTGCGGGCGAACTTAATACATTATCCGCATCTTACGCAACAAACACTACCTTAACTGGTACTTTAAATGGTACTTTTACAGGTAGTGTTTTCATTTCAGGTAGTAATACTACATTACAATTTGACAACATAGCAACTGACAATTCTACAAATGAATTTTTAGTTTATAATCCATCAACCAAAATAGTTGGAATAACCACAAATGTTTCTGGTACTTCTGGTACAAGTGGACATGATGGTACATTCTTTGGTAGCAGTGGTACAAGTGGACATGATGGTACATTCTTTGGTAGCAGTGGTACAAGTGGACATGATGGCACATCGGGAACATCTGGAGCAGGTACATCTGGTACAAGCGGTACATCTGGAACAAGTGCCACATCGGGAACTTCAGGAACACATGGTTCATCGGGAACTTCTGGAATAAATGGTTCATCGGGAACTTCTGGAACAAGCGGTAGTAGTGGTGTAAATGGAAGTAGTGGCACATCTGCAACTTCTGGAACAAGTGGTACATCTGCAACTTCTGGTACAAGCGGTGTAAGTGGAAGTAGTGGTACTTCTGGAGCAAATGGTGATAAATTTGCATCAACTTCATCAACATCAATGACAATTGGTTCTAGTGGTACTAGAAGTTTTACAATAGGAACTGGATTACAATGGACTCCAGCGCAAGAAATGTTAATATCATTTGATGCAAATGATTATATGTTAGGCACAGTAACTTCATATAATAGTGGAACTGGAGCTGTATCTGTAAATTTAATATCATCTGTTGGTAGTGGTACATATATTTCTTGGAATATTAATACAATAGGAGCTCCTGGTCAAGCGGGTAGTGGTGGTACTTCTGGAACAAGCGGAAGTAGTGGTGTTAATGGTAGTAGTGGAGCAACGGGTTCATCCGGTTCTGCGGGTTCATCGGGCTCAACAGGTTCATCCGGCTCATCTGGAACATCAGGAGTTTCTGGAACAAGCGGTTCTTCTGGTAGTAATGGAATATCTGGCACAAATGGTAGTGGTGGTACATCAGGTGTATCTGCTATTCCAATACCGGGAACAAGCGGAAGTGGTGGCACATCGGGAACTTCTGGAACATCTGGTTCGGGAACATCTGGTACAAGCGGTTCGCATGGTACATCTGGAACATCCGGTCTAACTGGTTCAAGTGGTCCTGCTGGTGCAAATGGTTCATCTGGTACAAGTGGTGTGAGTGGTATCAAAGGAGCTGATGGTTCATCGGGTACATCTGGTACAAATGGTACAAGCGGAGTTGGTATAAATGGTACATCAGGAACTTCTGGTATTAGTGGAAATCCTGGTACATCTGGATTGAATGGAACAAATGGTACATCTGGTGTATCTGGTACAAGTGGCGTAGCTGGACAAGCAGGTTCTTCTGGAACAAGCGGAAGTAGTGGAGTATCTGCGCCAGCAGGAACTTCAGGAACTTCCGGTTCATCCGGTTTAAATGGTACATATAGCGTTAGTGGAACAACAATAGGTGGTGTGGTTACATTATCTAGCGCACTTCCAACGGCATTTGCATCAAATGCTACACTTACTTTTAATGGTGGGATATTAGCAAATACAGGCGTTAGTAGTTCTTTACAATTTTCTCAATTAAGTGTGTTACCACCAACGGGCGGATTGATATCAACTAGTGTTTTAGCAGTATCTGGTTCGCATTTATACTTCTATAATGGAAGTAGTTGGGTTCAAGTAATTTAATAACTTAAATTAAAAATATAAATGGGTAGTTTAAAAAAAGCTACCCATTTTTTGTGTTTTATCTAAAAACTTTATATTTATATATACAAATATATTATTACACTTTATTTGGTAAACTCAAAATAAAATCGTATATTTGTAATAATTAAAAAGTTATGGTGAATATTACTTACGCAATTACGGTTTGTAACGAATTAGAAGAAATTACAAAACTAATCAATTTCTTACAACCAAGAATAGAATCGGATGATGAGATTCTAATACAATACGATTCAAATTCGGCAACTAGAGAAGTTACTGATTATCTTAGAATCCTTTCTCAATTACATAATTCAAATATCAAAGTTATTGAGTTTCCACTTAATAACGATTTTGCTTCTTTTAAGAATAATTTAAAAGATAATGCAAGTGGTATTTTTATTTTCCAAATTGATGCAGATGAAATACCATCTGAATATTTAGTAACTAATTTGCATGAATTATTAGATTACAATAAAGATGTAGATTTATTCTTTGTACCTAGAGTTAATACCGTTGAAGGATTAACAAAAGAGCATATCCAAAAGTGGAGATGGCAAGTTAATGATAAGGGGTGGGTAAACTTTCCTGATTATCAAACTCGTTTATATAGAAGAACATCTGAAATTCGTTGGGAAGGTAAAGTACATGAAAGAATTGTAGGATATAATACATTATCAGTATTACCGCAAGAAGAAGATTTTTGTTTGTATCATCCAAAACAAATAGAAAGACAAGAAAAACAAAACGCATTTTATGATACAATCTAAAATAGCTTTCTTAACTGAAATGGGGTTTGATGGGAAAGTTCCAGCCAATTACCCAAATATGAGAACTGAATTTGCTTGGATGCATGCTTTAGATGCAGACCATTTTAATATTCATTTATTTGGAAGTGATAAAAGATTAACGGGATATGACCACGTCTTTATTATATTTCCAAAAGGTAAAACATTTTTAAGTTCCGAAGGTAGTCAATTAGTTCAGGGATTAAATCCATTTTCTGAATTATTACAACAACCAATAGTTGAAAGAATAAAAAAAAATGGAAATGGAAATGTACACTATGTGCAAGAAGGACCTCATTGGTGGTATAATGATTATTCTGTAACTGACCAAATACATTTTTTCAATTTTTTACAAAGTTGTGATTCAATCTTTACACATAATGGAAGTGATACAATTTACTATAAAGGATTGTTTCCAAATAAACCTGTAAGACCTATTGGTACATTAATGATTGATACTTTAATCAAAGATATAGTACCTACAAAAGAAGATAAAGCAATTATAGGTGGTAACTTTGCAAGATGGTATGGTGGATTTGAAAGTTATATGATAGCTGGAAATTTTGAAGTTCCTATTTGGGCTCAAACATCACATGCTATGAGACCTTATGAAAATAGTATGGATAATCTACATCATTTACCAAGACTGATGTGGAATGATTGGATGAAAGAATTATCAACATTCAAATACGGAGTACATATGATGCCAACGGTAGCAGCAGGTACATTCGCTTTAAATTGTGCATACTTTGGAATCCCTTGTATTGGTAATATGGATGTAGATACTCAAATGGGTTGCCATACATCATTATCAGTTATGGTGCATGATTTGGAAAGTGCTAGAGAATTAGCAATACAATTAAAAGAAGATGATAAGTTTTATAATGAATGTTCAGAAATGGCAAAGGCTAATTATGAAATGTTCTTCTCACAAAAAGCTTGGACAGAAAGAATTAAAAACGAATTAGGTATATGATAACAGTTATATTAAATGGTTACAAAAGAGGAGCTAATTTGCAGGAGCAATTAGATGCCTTAAAAAATCAAACATTACCACCGGATGAAATACTGGTATGGTATAATAATCCTGGTGATAATGATTTGATTAATTATGATATTGGTACGGAAGTTCCTATTGCCTATTGTAATTACAACTTTGGTGTATGGGCAAGATTTTACTTTGCTATGAATGCAAAGAATCCATACATTTGTGTATTTGATGATGATACAATTCCTGGTAAAAAATGGTTAGAGAATTGTATGAACACAATGAAAGAGAAAGAAGGATTATTAGGAACGGTAGGATTACTTTACTTAAATCCATTACCACCAGAACATTCATCTTACTATGAACACTATTTAAGATTCGGTTGGCCTGAAAGTGGTAACAACGATAAGACTGTTGAAGTTGATTTAGTTGGACATAGTTGGTTTTTTAAGAAAGAATGGTTATCAATTATGGTAAGAGAATTGCCTGACCCTAAGTATAACACTTGTGGTGAGGATATGCATTTTTCATATATGTTACAAAAGTATGCTGGTATTAAAACATATGTACCACCACATCCTCGTTCTGATATGGAAATGTGGGGAAGTACTAAAGGAGCAACTTATGGTGGTGATGCTAATTCACTATGGGAATCGAATCAAAGAAGTAATGAAGGTGTACCATTCAAACAATTGATGAATCAATATTTTAACGAACAAAGAAAAAAAGGTTGGAAATTAGTAAATGAAAAATAAACCACTATTAATATGTTTTGGGACTAGACCCGAATGGTTAAAGATAAAGCCTTTAATCAAATTGATGGACCGTAGTGAATATAAATTATTTTTTACAGGTCAACATCCTGATTTACTTAAAGAAGTAGAAGTAGATTACAAAGCATTTATTGCAGAAGATAAATTATTCAATAGATTAGATGAAGTAGTAAAGGGATGTTTAGATTTACCCGATGGAGATTTTAGAGGAGTATTAGTGCAAGGTGATACGGCATCTGCTTTTGCTTGTGCATTAGGAGCTTATCATAGAGGGTGGAGAATCTATTACTTAGAAGCAGGATTGAGAAGTAAGAGTTTAAAACACCCATACCCAGAAGAAGGATATAGACAAATGATAGCTCGTATAGCTGATGTAAACTTTGCACCCACACATGCATCATTGGTAAATCTATTTGAAGAAAAATGTTTAGGTGATGCTTGGTTAGTTGGTAACACTGTTTTAGATAACTTAGTGGATTTACCAGAACCTACTTATGGAAACAAAGTATTAGTTACTTTACATCGTAGAGAAAATCATCCTATAATGCATGAATGGTTTAAAGAAGTAAATGATTTGGCAATACAATATCCAGAATTAGAATTTATACTACCAATACATCCAAATCCAAATGTACAAAAACATAGAGATTTACTAACAAATGTTAATGTGGTAGAACCACTTTCACATGATGAACTAATAGCTATCCTATTGGAATGTAAGTTGGTAATAAGTGATAGTGGTGGAATACAAGAAGAAGCATCTTTTCTTAATAAGAAAGTAATTGTTTGTAGAGAAGTAACCGAAAGACCGGAAGCAATTTATACAGGTCATTTACATCTTTGTAAAACAACGGATAAGTTAAAAGATTTATTTGTTACTTTAGAAAAAGATTCGTATATTTGTAAAGATTGTCCATATGGAGATGGGCATGCGGCTGAACATATTAAAAAGTTATTAGATGCAGAAAACATTTAGAGGAGATTTTATTAAATTAACTGAAAAAATTAGAAGTGGTGAAAACTTTGCATTTGCTAGATATTCTGATGGTGAGTTATATATCTTACAAAATAAAGAATTAGTTTTAGATAAAGGATTAATACAAATTGGTGATAAAAAGCAAGGAGGATTTTACCAACCTGCTGATTTCAAACATTATGACCCAAAAGAACATGGATTCTATCAACAAAAGTTAGTAGAAGCATATCAACATAGACAACCAAATTATTACAAAGGTATTAGTTGTAGTTGTTGTGTTGGTAAGGAAGCATTTGATTGGCAAGTTGATTTACATGGTGGTGATGATGAAAGTTTAACTTGGGCTAACTTATGGGTTAATGGAAACTATCCCGCGTTTATAATGAATACACTTCCAATTTTTTATAGTAAGTATTGTGTATTTGTTGGACATGAAAGCGCAGATATATCAAAGTTACCATTTATAGTAAAAGATTTTAGAGTAGGATATAACGCAATGATAAATGATTATGGAAAAATTGAAACAATCAAACAATGGATTAGAGAGAACAATATTAAGAATCATTTATTCTTATTCTCAGCTTCAACATTCTCTAATTTGGCAATATACGAATTATTCAGAGAGTTCCCTGATAATTCCTATGTTGATATTGGAACTTGCCTTACACCAATGATGAGCATGCCAACCGAAAGAGGTTACTTAAAGGCATTTTGGAATTACACAGGCGGACAAGACATTCAAAAAATATGTATATGGAATTAGTAAATTGCAGTAGTGAATACTGGGAGTTCGTAAGAGAACTAAGAATGGATGATAGAGTTATTAGTGGTTTTATTAAAACTACTCCAATAACAACCGAACAACAGATAAATTATATGAACAAATTTTCTGATTGTTATAGAATAGCATTAGTTGATGGAAAGCCGGCTGGATACATTGGTGTTATTGAAGATGATATTAGAGTTTGTACACATCCTGATTTTCAAAAATTGGGTGTTGGTAAATTTATGATAGATGAAGCTATGAAGATATGGCCAACGGCTGAAGGCAAAGTTAAAATAGATAATGAAGCAAGTATGAATCTTTTCAAATCTTGTGGATTTAAAGAAGCTTATATAATATTTAAAAAATAAATTATGTTACACAATCCTTACAAAATCGTTAGAATGTTTGAGGAAGAAATTGCTAACTACACTGGAGCACCATACGCAGTATCGGTTGATAGTTGTACAAATGCATTATTTCTTATATGCAAGTATTTGGAAGTAAAAGAAGTTACGATACCTTCTCAAACTTATTTATCAGTACCTCAATCAATTATCCATGCGGGTGGTGAAGTAGTGTTTGATAAAAGACCAGAAACAAATCATTGGAGAGGAATATATCAATTGAAACCATATCCGATTTATGATGCAGCTAAGAGGCTTACAAGCAATATGTACATACCTGGTTCATTCATGTCACTTTCATTTCATATCAAAAAACAATTACCAATTTGGAAAGGTGGTATGATATTAACTGATTCAGAAGAAGCAGTAGAGTGGTTTATGAAAGCTAGATACGAAGGAAGAAGTCAGAAGTTTTATAAAGAAGATGATATTACATTTAACGGATGGAATATGTATATGACTCCTCAGCAAGCAGCACATGGATTAGCATTATTTCAAAACTATCCAATTAATAAAGAAGACCAGGGTGAGTTAAATGGTTATAGAGATTTAACTGAGTTCACTGTATTTAAAGATTGTAAAACAATAGAATAATGAAGATAGCACTTTGTTTACATGGATTGTTTAATTCAACTCAAGATTCAACTTCAAACGGATTTGAGGGTTATCAACATATTAAAAAACATATACTTGATAAAGGAGATGTTGATGTGTTTATTCATAGTTGGGAGCCTGATAAAAAAGATTTGATTGAAGGTATGTATAATCCAAAAGTAGCTATTTTTGAAGAACAAAAAGATTTTATGGGATTAGTTGTTGATAGGGGATTGTATAATTTACAAGGATGTCCTCGTTCACCACAATCAGTACTTTCTCATTTATATAGTGTGACTGAAGTTATGAAGTTACCACATAAACAAACTGGTGTTAAGTATGATATCATTATTAAAGCCCGTTTTGATTTGGGAAGAATAAATAGAAATACATCTGGACCGCATAACCAAACTAATCTATTTCCAGTTCAATGTATCAACTTTCAAACTGATATAGAATCTGATAAAATTTATATGGCTAATTGGAATCATTTTAATATGGGACCAGCTGATATGTGGTTTTATGGTTCACCAAATGTTATGGTTGAGTTTACAACATTATATAACTTTTTAGAAGAGCAAATGCATATACATTCTGATTTTCATAGATTCGCAACAGCAATAGAAGGAAACGAAGGAGATTTATCAAATGCAATTGCATTCTATAAATGGTGGATGATAAAAAATGGTTTATGGGAAAACAGAATAAATTTAGATACAATATGGGAGTAGTAGTAATTTATACACATACTGATATGAAAGATGTGTGGGTGCCTTTTTTCGGACAAATGAAAAAATATATGTCAAACTATAAGACATATGTTTGTGTTAATAGCAAATCAGATGAAATACCATCCGATTATATTCAGATTTATTATGATGATACTAAATCATATACTGAAAGATTGGTAGAAGCTCTTTCTCAGATAGAAGAAGAAGTTATTTTATTTACACACGAAGATATGATTTTATTTAATGAACCTAATTACGAATATTTGGATAAATATTTTAGTTATGTTACTGATAAAAAATTAGATAGTATTAAGTTAATATATGCAGGTGAGGGTGGAATTAAATCGGAGATAGATGATACACTAGTTATAAACGATTATTCTAAATTTTCTATTCAACCAACTATTATAACAAAGAAAATTATAATAGATATTGCATATGGATTGGGTTCTAAAACTATTTGGGAAATGGAAGAATCAATAGTAGGTAGCGGTATGGATTTCTCAGCTAGATTAGGAAACGAAAAGAAAAGAGGTTATTATCATTATGATAGTTTTGTTTATCCTTATGTAGCAACTGCTATTAATAAAGGTAAATGGAACTTTACAGAATATCAAAAAGAATTAGATGTTCTTTTTACTGAATATAATATAAACCCATTTGAAAGAGGAATAGTATAATATGACAAAATTAATAATATTTGATTTAGATGGTGTATTGGTTGAAGCCAAACAAATACACTACGATACATTAAACCAAGCTCTTAAAGAAGTTGGTGAGAAATATGTAATTTCAGAAGCAGAGCATCTATCAACGTATGATGGATTAAAGACAACACAAAAGTTGGAAATGCTTACAAAGAACAAAGGATTATCTTCTGAATTTTATAATACCATTTGGTTTAGAAAGCAACATCTAACAATTGAAGCTATTTCACAATTACAACCTGATTTAAGATTAATTGAGGTATTTAAACAATTGAGAGATATGGGATATAAATTGGCATGTGCTTCAAACTCAATTAGAAGGTCTGTATTGGTTATGTTGGCTAAGATAGGTATAATTGAGTATATGGACTTAATCATCTCTAATGAGGATGTAAAGAACAGCAAACCACATCCTGAAATGTATTGGAAGGCTATGAGTATGATGGGATGTTTGCCCGAAGAAACCCTAATTGTGGAAGATTCTCCACATGGTTTATTAGCAGCTAGTAGAAGTAGAGCTAATGTATTAAGAGTGGATAACCCACATGATTTGACATTAGAAAAAATAGAAAACAAATTAAACGAAAATAAAGGTATGAGTATTCCAAAATGGCAAGGTGGTAAGATGAATGTTCTTATCCCAATGGCTGGAGCTGGAAGTAGATTTCAGGCAGCAGGTTACACTTTCCCTAAACCATTAATTGATGTGGAAGGTAAACCAATGATTCAGGTTGTAGTAGATAACTTAAACATAGATGCTACATTTATTTATGTAGTTCAAACGGCACATAGAGAACAATATAACTTAGATACTTTATTAAACTTAATAACTCCTAATTGTAAGATTGTAGAAGTAGATGGTTTAACGGAAGGAGCAGCTTGTACAACTTTATTAGCAAAAGAATTTATTGATTCGGATGCTCCATTACTTATGGCAAACTCTGACCAATTTTTAGAGTGGGATAGTAATGAGTTTATGTATAAGATGTTAGAACAAAAAGTTGATGGTGGCATTCTATCATTCCATTCAACCCACCCAAAATGGTCATTCGCTAAAGTGGATGAATATGGTTATGTGACTGAAGTAGCAGAGAAGAAACCAATTTCGGATATAGCAACTGTTGGTGTTTATTATTGGGCTAAGGGTTCTGATTATGTAAAGTATGCAGAACAAATGATTGATAAAAATATTAGAGTTAATAATGAGTTCTATGTTTGTCCTGTTTACAATGAAGCAATATCAGATGGTAAAAAAATTAAAACATTTAACATTGAAAAAATGTGGGGATTAGGAACTCCAGAAGATTTAAAATATTATTTAGAGAATTATGGAAAATAATCAGAAAGTAACATTTATAATTCCTTGTAGAAATAACTTAAAATATTTAAAACAAGCAGTTGAAAGTATTCAAAATCATTATGGGGATTATCATAATATAATAATATTAGATGATGCTTCTGATGATAATACGGCAAATTGGATATTTGTAATGGAACATAAATACCCACATATAAAAACATATAGAAATGAAAGTGGTGAAAGAGTAGGACATACTGTATTATATGATATTGGTATTAAGATGGCTGAAACTGAAATAGTTACAATATTACATTCAGATATGATTGTAACTCAAAACTATGTTGGTAATATGTTAAAGCATTTAAAACCAATGACAGTAGTTTCTGCAACTCGTATTGAACCACCACTACATCCTCCAGGTCCTGAAAAATATGTTATGGATTTTGGAATGGAGCCTGAAACATTTAATCAAAGAGAATTTGATAAGTTTGTTTATGAAACTGAATATGTAATGGAAGATAAAACAACCAAAGGTATATTTGCACCTTGGATGTTATATAAAGAAGATTTTGCACAAATTGGTGGACATGATTTATTATTTGCACCAATGGAATTGGAAGATTCCGATATATTCAATAGATTTCATTTACAACAATATGAATTAATACAAAGTAGAGATTCATTTGTATATCATATGACTTGTAGAGGTAGTAGATTTAAAGATGGCATTGAAATAGAAAGAGTAATTGATTTGCCGGATGGAACAAAGTGGTATAAACCTAAAGATTCAGAAGAATATAAAAAGTTAAGAGAAAATAAATTTAAAGAGTGGTGGAGAAAATGGCATACTGATGTATTGCATGATGATTTAATGATGCCAATTGTGCCTAATAGATATGATACTACATTTGTAGTTCATAATTGTAATCCTAAGTTATTACCATTCTTAGAACCTTGGTGTGATACTTTATATGTTGATTGTGATTATGATGAATATGTTACTAATGAGCAAAAAGAAACTATGTTTGACATATCGGATAAAATTCATCCAATAGGGGATACTATGAAAGGTGATGTTCAAATTCTTTTTGATGGTAGTAAATTAACAAATGATAATTTTACTAATTTTATAAAGAACATACCTTTTATTATTCAGCAAACTGATTCAATTGGAAGTTTTGAATGGGATATCTTTCAAATACACATATTTAATTTAAAAGAAAAAGATATGGTATTACCATTCTTTAAAAATGTATTTTAATGAAAAAGACGCTAATTTGCATACACGTAATGCCATCTGAATTGGAGATGTTTGAAAGGTTGATGGAAAAATTTAAAATAGCCATTCAATTTTTGGATGAGAAAGATGATGTGACATTTAGAGTTACATTAAACTTAAATCCAAAATTAACAGATTGGGATAACAGTGAGTTAAAGCAAGATTATTTTGTTAATAGATTTGCTTTAATGTTTAATGGTATAAAAAATATAAACGATATAATTGTAGATGAATCAATGTGGGGTACAACTCAACAAAAAAGAGAATCTATACATTTACCATATGACCAATTTATATTTTGTGATACCGATATCTTATTCCATCCGCATATGTTGAAGTATCAATTAAACACTTCATATCAGTTAGATGGGACTTATATATTATCACCATCACTTGCTAAATGGTGGGATAATAGCTGGGATATAATTTGCCATTCTGATTATAAAGATAAAGAATACGGATATGCTACCACAAAAGAAGGTATGGAAGGGGCTTGGTTGCAAGAAATAAAACAAGTTAATGTTAGACAAATTCCAACACTTAAATTTGGTTGTGGTATGCATACTTTATATTCTAAATCATTTTGGGAATTGGTTGGTATACCTGAATCATTTGGTGGGTATGGACCAGAAGATACATATGGTATGGAAGCTGGTAAGGTAGCTTTAAGATTAGGATATGATGTTAAGCAATTCTTTATGGATGGTGTTTATATTACAGAAGATTATGAAAACAGAACTCCATCATTTGCAGATAAAATCAAGCCTATTGATAAGAAAAAGGAGTTTTACGATAAGGCTTATGCGTTGGGAGAATCGGAAATACGCAGTTTTGCCACAAAATTAATAAAAAAACAATCTAATCCTTAATTTTCTATATTTATATCCGTAAATAGGAATATAATGAAAGCATCGGAATTAAAGGAATTGGTACGCTCTACAATAAGAGAAAACTTTATGAATGAAATGTCACAGGGTGATATTCATTTTAAAGCTATAATCAAATTTTACGATAAAGGAACTTCAAATGTTAAAAAAGCACTTTCTTTGTTTTTGTGTGGTAAGCCAAATGCAAATAGAAGCCAAATAGTTAAAGAGTTGTTGGAAATGGATTATAAAGAAATCCAAGATGTAATGAAGCACTTTAAATTAAAAACAGAGGCTATCCTTGATAAAAAACATAGAGAAAGGGTGATTCCAAATGATACTCAGCATGTAGCAACATCGTTACCTCAAACTCAAGAAGTTGAACCTGATGAAGAAAAGCTACACAATGAAGGAAACGATTGCGGATGTAAGTAGTAGTTTGGATTATGGATATACTAATATTCAAAATACCAAATGTGTAAAAGAAGCAGCGGAGTTGATGTTTTTCCCAACGGGGAGCATGAGTTGGATAAAAAATTGGTTTTACAATTATAATAATAAAAAAAAGTAAAATGGCAGTAGACCCAAACATATATTCGGTTATTATAACAGCAATCACTATCTTAGGTGGTTCAGCTGCATGGCGATATTATGAAAAAAGGGCTATGCACAAAGAAAGAGATGAGGACTTTATCAGACATGATTGTAAAGACCGTATTTCTAAATTAGAAGCTCTATTAGTTCAATCATCAAAAGAGAAAGATGAATTAAGACAAATGGTATTAGATATGACTGCTCAGATAGCTGAATTAAGAGTTAGAGTGGAATACTTAGGTGGTGAGGTTGAAGGAACTAATAAACCATTATTACCAAAAACCAAAAATCCAAGAGCTAAAAAATTATTGAAAGGATAATGGGTATATTAAACGAAGATAAGAAATTAAGGGTGTTTGATTTTGATGATACTTTAGTCAAAACTACATCCTTTATTTATGTCACACATAAAGACGGAAAGAAGGAAAAATTAACACCAGGTGAATATGCAGTTTATAAAGAAAAGCCGGGTGATAAATTTGATTATAGAGATTTTCAACACGTATCAAATCCTCAAATTATAAAAGGATATGTTGAATTATTAAAAAGAATGGTTAATAGTGGTGGTGATAGAAAAGTTTATATATTAACAGCAAGAGCAGCATACAGACCTGTATTTGAATTTATAAGAGATTTAGGTATTAATGGTGTTGAAGTAATTGCGTTGGGTGATAGTAATCCAGAAAAGAAAGCAGATTGGATTGAGCAACAAATAAAATTAAATAACTTTGATGATATTTATTTTATAGATGATTCTCCTAAAAATGTAGATGCAGTTAAGAAAAGATTGAGAAATTATCCAAATGTAAAATCAAAAATACAACAAGTTAAAAACGGGCATGCTTAGTTTAAAAAAGATATTATTAGAAATAGGATACGCTGATGTTGAAATGGAGAAAATTGCCAACGCAGTAGAAGCATGTTATAATCAGCAAGGTATTGATGGTGTTACTAATTATGATACTTTACAATGGTATTTAGATAAATTGCCATTTTATGTTCCTCAAAATAGTATTAAGATAGGTCCTTGGAGACAACCGGGTTTATCAAATGAAATCCAAAATGCTGACATTTATTTAGATAAAAAAGTAATTGGTACATTAACAAACATAAATAAAACAACAGCAAAAGGAAGTGGGTATTAAACTAAAAGATATATTAAAAGAAGAACAACAAAACATTTACTACTTTGCTTATGGTAGTAATATGGATATTGCTTTATTCGAATCAAAATATAAATCAGCAAAAGCATTGGGATTGGTATATCTTACAAATTATAAATTAAAATTTGATAAGTATTCTGAAACTGATAAGAGTGTAGTTGCTGATATAGTTAAAGAAAATGGACATAAGGTATTTGGTATTTTATATAGAATGAGTACATCTGATATGCCCGCTTTAGATAAGCAAGAAGGTGGTTATGAGAAAGAGAGGGATATAGTAAAAGATGGTGATGGTAAAACTTATAGAGCATACTTCTATTCGGTTGTAAATAAAGATTTGGCAGAAGGATTACCAAGTGAAGATTATTCAAAGAAACTTATTATTGGGTTAAAAGATGCATTAAAAATAGGACCAGCTGAGCATGGTCATTTAGCTATGGAGCTTAGAAAATATGTTAAGCATATTTTGGATATGAATAAAATATCAAACGAAAAATAATAATTTAAAACCATTATACTTATACAAAAGAAAAGTTATGATATATTGGTTTACAGGAGGCTCCGATTCAAACACAAAATTATTCGCTAATAAACTAAAAGAGTTTTTACAAACTGAAAAAAGAAATTGGCGAAAGGATGTTCATAGTATAGATGATACTGATGTTGCTGGAGATACGGAATCGGCACAAATAATTTCAAATTTTATTAATAATACCGGCGGTGATGTTGTTGTCTATTTAGAAACATTTGATAGAGAATTATTAGACCAATTTAAAGATTTAATAGATACTAAAATTATTGAAATACACGTTTACAATTCTCGTAAACGAAATAAAGAAAAAATAAATAAATCAGATATCCCACAAATTAATTTCTTTGATATGGATACCTGCTCTGAAAATACAAATCAATCTTTTTCTAAATTAATTAATTATTTAAAAGCTATCGAAAAAATTTAAATTGATATACTTATATAAAATAGATTAATTAGTATATCAATTTAGTTATGGAAGAACAAGAAGAAGTAAAAGGGTTTCCGAACTTTGACCCAACGCAAGATTTATCACAAGCTCCCCAACAAAGAAGAAAGAGAGGATTGGGAGCTAGACCTTTATTAGAGAGTGAGATAAAGGGAATACAAAAGAAAGCCCGTTCAGCGGCCGAAGCAGCAAGATTATTAGGTGTATCATACAACACATACAAAAAGTATGCTAGGGAGTACAAACTATTTGAGGAATTAAAGAACCCATCTGGTATTGGTATTAGAAAGGGTGCTAATGGTACTTCTGGGTTTCATCCTTTGGATGATATCTTAGCAGGTAAACATCCTACATATCCAGTATGGAAGTTAAAGAAGCGTATCCTATTGAACGGATATATGGAAGAAAAATGTAACAACTGTGGATTTTGCGAAAGAAGGGTTACTGACCATAGAGTTCCGTTAGTTTTGGACTTTTTAGATGGTAATAGAAAGAATTTCCTATATGATAACCTTAGAATGCTATGTTTCAATTGTTCATTCTTAATCAATGGAAATCTATCAGGACCTAAAAAAGAATATGAGTATTAATTTGGTAGATTCGGAAAAAAATCGTATATTTACATAAATCAATTTAAAACAATAAATTATGGCTAAGTATTTTGAAGTTACAGTGACCGTTCACCACGAAGTAGATGGTGGTAAAGGTGGTACAAAGATTAAAAAAGTAAAAGAAAGTTATTTAGTGGATGCTATGACCGTTACGGAAGCAGAAGCTAGAGTAGTAAAAGAATTTGAATCAGCTGGTATTACCGTTGATTATGAAGTATCTGCTGCTAGAGAATCTAAAATCATTCAAGTAATTAACTAATGGCAACGGAACTTAAAGAACAACGCATTTTAGCATTGAAAAGAGTTCCACCGGGAGATAGATGGGTATTTGCGGATGATTCAATCGCTCAGGTTAAATCAGTCGTATATCCATCTTTAACCGATGCCTTGGAGCAATATTACCAAACAAATGGTGAAACTCAATTTTACATCGATGCTCGTAAAGGGACAGTAGAGGTTGTTAAGACTGAAGAAGTTGAAAAACCTGTTACAAAGTACTCTTTATATGGGGAAATGTAATATTCGTTTCCTAAAAAACAATATATTTATATAAAAATCAAAAATCATGGGACTATTTACATTCATTAAGAATTTAATTGCTGGAGCTAAAGATTTAGAGGCTAAAGCAGAATCAATCGTTGATAAGGTTCAAACCGAAGCTAACGATATCGTAGCTAAAGCTGAAAAGGTAGCACCTGCGGTAGCAGCTGATATTAAGAAAGAAGTAACTAAAGCAGAAGCTAAAGTTAAAGAAGTTAAAACTAAAGCTAAAAAAACAGTAGCTGATGTTGAAGCTAAAGCAGCTAAAATTGAAAAAACAATCGTTGTTAAGAGAACTAAAAAAGCTTAATTAACACATCAATAGGTTACAGTTACACTTTACATTAAAAGGTAACACTAATGGCTAAAGCTAAATCAGCTGGTGGTAACACTAAAACTACTTTCGGTAAAAGAAAGACAGGTCAAGCAAACGGACAAAAAAGCTACAACAAACATACTCCTAAAGCAAAGGCGTATCGTGGACAAGGTAGATAATTAAAAGTAATATGTTATGGTAAAAAGATGGTTATGGAGACTCTTAGGAGTTTTCTTTATTGGTATGGCTTATTTGGGAGCAATAATCCCTGGCATGCCAATGACAACATTTGTAGTATTAGCTGCATGGGCTTTTTCAAAGAGTTCACCTAAGTTAAACAAATGGTTGCACGAACATCCAAAATTTTCACCTTATCTTATTCGTTGGGAAACCAAAAGGATTTATCCTCAAAAGGCTAAATACCTAATGATAAGTTGTATGACATTAAGTTATACATTCTTATTATGGAAATTACAACACAAACCACATGCTTTAATTGGTATTGGATTGTTTATGGTGGCTATTGTTATTTGGGCTTGGAGATTTCCCGGTTCAGAAGAAGAATACAACAAACGAATTAAAGAAGGTAAAAAAATTGGTTGGACAAAATAACTATGGAAGATGTTACGGTTATCATTCAGGGAAGATTACTGCAAGATTCTTATGATTTCTATATAGCAAATTATAGAAAATGTAAAGTTATTATATCAACATGGATTGATACTAAGATTGATTTTACAAATTTACCGGATAACTTTATAGTATTATTATCTCCTATTCCAAAAGAATTGGGAGCACAAAATTTAAATCTACAATTAGTATCTACTTTAAATGCGTTGGAAAAGGTAACTACTCCATTTAGTATTAAAGTTAGAGGTGATGAATACTGGTCTAATATAGAATCAGTATATCAAAGAATAAAAGCATCACCAAAAAAAATACACTCATCATCTGTATTCTTTAGAGCTTGGCAATATGCTGAATATCATATATCAGACCATTTAGTAGCTGGTACTACTGAAAATATGAAAATAATGTTCGGTGAAACTAAAAGAAATTTAGATACTGGAAAAATGAATATATCTAAATGGAAAATTGATGGTAAGTTTCATAAATGGGTTACTACTCATGCACCTGAAGAACGAATCACAAAATCTTATTTAAGTGTTAAAGAACCTGATAGATATGATAAGGTGGATGGTAGAATAATTATGAAAGAACACTTTGATATAATCAATATAAATTTATTAAAGCCTTATAAAATAAAAGCTAATTTATTTGGTAGAGAATGGACTGATGGATTTATACCGGAAAGAAATTTTAGTATATCCACTATTGACCAATTATTTAGTGATGAACCTTATAAAATACCTGATTAATGATATACATAGCACATAGAGGAAACATAAATGGTAAAGACCCTAACTTAGAAAATCATCCTGAATATATCAACAACGCAATTAACGAAGGTTATGATGTTGAGATTGATGTATGGTATGTTGATGATAAATGGTACTTAGGGCACGATTCTCCACAATGGGAAATTGATTTACATTGGATTAGTAAACGAAGTGATAAACTTTGGGTTCATTGTAAAAATATAGAAGCATTGGAAAGATTAGCAAATACATCAAAGTTAGATACAGCAGATATCAATTTCTTTTGGCATGAAGAAGATACTGCCACATTAACATCATTCAATTATATTTGGGCATACCCAGGCAAACAACCAATTAAGGGAAGTATAGCTGTAATGCCTGAAATTAATAATGATGATGTTTCTAATTGTATGGGAATTTGTTCGGATGTAATTAAAAAATATAAAGATGAAAATACACAAGCTTAAAGATATGTTTAGAGGATGGGTAGTTGGAAACTTTGAACCATCTTTATATAAAACCGATGATGTTGAAGTAGCTGTTAAGAACTATAATGCAGGTGATATGGAAGAAGCCCATTATCATAAGATAGCAACTGAAATAACGGTAATAGCTAAAGGTAAAGTATTGATGAATGGTATTGAATATAAAGAAGGTGATATCATTACAATAGAACCAAATGAGATAACTGATTTTAAAGTATTGGAAGATACAATAACAACAGTAATTAAGTTACCTTGTGTAAAAGATGATAAATATATTGTATGAAAGTAGCCTTATGTTTTTCTGGACATCTTAGAGATATAGAAGAAACTAAAGTATTTTGGACTGAGTTAATAAAGAAATATAACATTGATGTATATGCTTCTTTTTGGGATGTTGAAAATGCAGAGTTGGGTGATACTATAAATAATTTCTTAAAAATATACACACCAAAAAAGTATGAAATAGAAAGATACGATATATTTGAAAAAACAAAGAATATCGCTTCAATGAATATAGAATCTCCACAAAGTATAGCACCATTATTTCAGCAAACATCAAAGAATTTTGGGCAATTGCCAATGTGGTATAAGATATGGAAGTGTAATAATTTAACAAAAGAATTAGGTATTGAATATGATATTGTAATAAGAGCTAGAATTGATATTGTATTAGATGAAAATTTTGAAATCATACCAAATAATATGTTGAATGTTCCTATTGGAAATGTTCATTCACATTGGCCTAATTCCGAAGGATTGAATGATTGCTTTGGATACGGAACTCCTAAGATAATGGATTATTATAGTTTCCTTTATTTACAAATTATGGAATATCTTAAAGCAGGTCATTATGTATTTCCACCTGAACATTTTTTAAAAGTACATTTTAGTAAAGTAAAAGTATTAATTAGATACTTTCCAAATATGATGATGATATCTCGAAAATGGAAAGGCACTGAAAATGAAATGTTCAATAGGTTTGTTACTGACTGGAATGAGAAGATTGAATGGAGTGATGAAAAACAATATTTACCAAATCCAGATGGTAATTTTAAAAAGGATATATTAAACGATTTTGTAATTTAATGTTTTTTTAGTGAATCATATATTTAATAAAAATATAAACATTATGAATACATCTAAATTAAAAGATATTATTGAAACTTTAGAAGATGCTATATCTTTTGAAGATTGGGATAGAGTAGATGATGCGGTTAAAGAATTAACATTCTTATTTGAGGAATTGGAATCCAGCTTTCCTTTGGATGAATGGGATGAGGAAACCGAAGATTATAAGTAATTCATAACTGGTTGATTTTCAACACATTAGTATAACTCATTGATTTTCAATGGGTTATATTTTTGCTCATAACTCGTTGATTTTCAACCATTTAAAAAAAACTTTAAAAATAGTTGGTAAAATCCATTGCCAATTGAAATATTAGTTGTATATTTGTGTATATTAGTTCAAAAAATAAAACCCCTTTTATATGTCTAAGTACTCAAAGTATGGTAGTAAGTATGGTAACTCTTCTTGGTGGATGAGTGACTGGGATGATTCTAAGTATTCCAGTTCATATACTACAACACAAGTTAAATCTAAGAACTTGTATAAGATGGCAGCTCATCGTAGAGCAATCGCCAATTTCGTAAGTATCGTAACAGGTAAAAACATACCTGTAAAGTTCAACACAAAAGGTAATTCATATACGGATGGTAAAGCCGTAGTGATTTCATCTAAGGTAGCTGAACCAAATGAGTTTGACCCAACTGTGGGTTTAGCATTACACGAAGGTTCACATATTAAGTTATCTAATTTCACATTATTGCAAGATTTGGATAAATCAATAACTAAAGTGGTTGGTTCTCCTAAATTAAAAGAGTGGAATGAAACGGCTCAGAAGAAAAATCTTCCCGATAGTATCGCTTATATTATTAAGGATATTCTTAACTGGGTAGAAGATAGACGTATTGACCAATTCATTTTCGATAGTGCACCTGGTTATAGAGATTACTATCGTGCTATGTATGATAAGTACTTTAATGACCCTGCTATTGATAAGGGTATGCAATCCGATGAGTTCCGTACAGAAACATTTGATTCTTATATGTTCCGTTTGATTAACTTACATTCTAAGTTCAGTAAGGCTGGGGCACTTAAAGGTTTGAGTGAGATTACAAAGTTAGCAGACCTTAACCACATCAATAGATTAAAATCTACGGATGAAGCATTGGTTGTAGCTTGTGATATCTTTGAAGTTATTCTTAATAACATAGATGCCAACGAACAGGCAGCTGAGAACAAAGAGAACGCTAAGAAACAAAAGGGTAAGGGTAACGGACAAGGACAAAATGGACAGGCTAAGCAAGCTGGTGAGGGTGAAGAAGAAGCAGGTGAAGATGATATCGAAGTTGAAATGGGTGATGGTAGTGGTGATGGTGATGGTGATGATGAAGGTGATGATGGTGATGATGAGGACTTCGATTCTGCTGGTGAGGCTGAAGAAGGTAAGGGTATCGTAGGTAAGATTAAAGTTGTATTGGGTGGTAAGGGTAAAGGTAAACCAGCAGCTGGTAAGTTATCTAAGAGACAAATGGAAATCCTTAAAAAGAAGATTGAGAAACAAAAGGAGTTCTTAAGAGGTGAAATTAAGAAAGGTAATGTTACTCAAAGTGAAAACCAACAATTAGATACCATTGACCAATCTGGTACTGAATTGAAGAAGGTTGGTGAGGAATTAGCAAATGGTACGGTTGTAACTAAAGGTATTGATTGTATCGTTGTTAAGAAGATGACACAAACCTTATTGGAAAGTCCTGAGTTTCCATTGGCTAACTTAAGATACAACGCTAAGCAAGGTGAGCATAAGTGTTCAGTTGAATGTTCAACCGAAGTTGCGGAAGGTATTCGTATTGGTACTATCTTAGGTAAGAAGTTACAGGTTCGTAGTGAGAGTAGAGAAACGATATTCAATCGCCAATTAGTTGGTAGAATGGATAAGAGAATGATATCATCTTTGGGTTATGGTAATGAGCATGTGTTTTATACTAAAGAAGTAGATGCTTATAAGAAAGCTAACTTACATATTTCAGTAGATGCCTCTGGTTCTATGGGTGGTACGAAATGGAGAAAGACTATGACTAACATCGTAGCATTGGCTAAGGCTGTTGATATGATTTCTAACTTAGAGATTCAAATCAGTTTCCGTACTACTTCTGGTGACTTACCTTATATCGTAGTTGCTTATGATAGTAGAGTTGATAAGTTTATCAAAGTGAAAACTTTGTTCCAATACTTAACGCCGGGCGGTACAACGCCGGAAGGTTTAGCATTCGAAGGTGTGATGAAACAAATGGTAGGTAGTACATCCGATTGTGATAGTTACTTCTTAAACATATCCGATGGTGAACCTTACTTCCATGGTAAAGGTTATAACTATCAGGGCCATTTCGCTAGTAAACATACTAAGAAGATGGTAGAGAAGATTGAGGCTATGGGTATCAAAGTAATGAGTTATTTCGTTAGTGATTATGGTGGACCGGCTGACCAACATTCTGGAGCTGGTAAGGTATTCAAAGATTGTTATGGTAAAGCGGCATCGTATATTAGTATTACAAATGTAAACGAAGTTGTTCGTACAATGAACAAATTGTTTATGAATAAACCCGCTGGAATAGAGTAATTTCATAACGTGTTGATAATCAATGAGTTATAACTGGTTCAAAATCAATCAGTTGCATAACTCATTGATTCTCAATAAAAAATCTTTCAAAATAAACAAAATAAATTAGGCAGATTCAGATATATTCTGTATCTTTACATAGTAAAGTTGATAATATTATATAAACATTAAATAACCCCGTTATGGTAAAGTCAAAGAATGACAAAGTTAGTAACCAAGTTTTCAAAGTTGTAAAAGTTGGTTCACATTTTAAGTTGGCAAATACAGCCGGTACAATTGTAGGTACAAATGGTATAAACACAGGTACTCGTAAGAAAGCTTACGAAACTGATAAAGCTCTTAGAGAGGTAGTTGGTAAGGGTGGTAAAATTTCATATCGTTTAGTAGATATGAAAGAGTATTCGGATTTAGTGGCTCCGTTAAAGAGTAACGCTGAAGTGAATAACGAAGTGAGTGGAACGCATGAGGAAATCAAAAACTTCATCCACAATGATTCGGCTAAGTTAAAGCCTGAATCAATCGTAATGACTGAACTTAAGTGGAAGTACTTAATTCGTTCAGCAGTTAGAGCAAAAAATATTATGATGACAGGACCTGCTGGTTGTGGTAAAACAATGGCGGCTAAAGCATTAACTAAAGGTTTGAATAGACCTGACTTCTATTTCAACTTAGGTGCTACGCAGGACGCTAGAGCAACCTTAATTGGTAACACACACTTTGATAGTAAAGCTGGTACATTCTTTAGTGAATCAGCATTCGTTAAGGCTATCAAAACGCCAAACGCTGTTATCTTATTAGATGAGTTGAGTAGAGCACATCCTGACGCTTGGAATATCCTAATGACAGTGTTAGACCAGGGCCAAAGATACTTAAGATTGGATGAGGCTGTTGATTCTCCAATTGTTAAGGTGGCTGATGGTGTTACCTTTATCGCTACGGCTAACATTGGTGGTGAATATACATCAACGCGTGTTATTGACCGTGCGATTATGGACCGTTTCACAACGATTGAAATGGATGTGTTGAACGATGAGCAGGAGTTAGGGTTATTAAAGTATATGTACCCAGCAGTGAACGAAGAAGATTTGAAGGCTGTAGCTGAAATCGCTCACCACACTAGAGAAGTGAGTAAAGGTGGTGATGGTAAGTTAAGTTCAATGGTTTCTACTCGTGCTAGTGTTGAGGTAGCTGGTTTATTGTATGATGGTTTCAACTTGTTTGAAGCAGCTGAGATTGGTATCTTCCCATTCTTTAGTAACGATGGTGGGGCAGATTCAGAACGCACATACGTGAAGCAGTTAGTACAAAAGTATGTTAAGGATGATAAGGCGGACGAGAAGTTGTTCACCGAACCAACCGAAGATGATAGTGAAACAATTGTTTGGTAGTTGAGGGGTTAGCTCCCAAACATGATGGGAGGGCTTCGGTCCTCCCATTTTTATAACCCACAAAATTTAAAGTTATGAGTCGTATTAATAGAAAGAATTGGGTAGGTAAAGATATGGGTATAAAATCTAAAGGTGGTATGTTAGATGTATTTGATAACCACATTAAAGGCCTGTATCGTATCAATGATGATGAATACGATTATCTATGTGAGGTAATGAGTGATGATGAGATGGATACATT